CCACATAAAATCACAGAACATGACAGAATATCATAGTATAAACATTAATTATTTATTGCAGATTAGTCCGTTTGAATGTTTGTGCAAACAAAAAAAAATAAAAAATCATTTTATTTTAGGAGGAAAGCAACATGGCAAAAAACATCACAATCGAACCATTAAAGGAAACCACATTAAGAGTTGAACTGATCGGGGACACAGACCTCATTCTTCACAAGAGAAGCCGTTATTATGAACAGGCTGAATGCTTCAAGCAGTCCAAGGACAAGGGCTTCAAAATGCCAGCCATTTATAATCAGCCAAAGAATGTTTGGGAGGGCTTAATTACTGGTATTCACTGGGAAAAACCGATCAATTTCCATGATGAAGATATTTCGCTTTACACCGAGGAAGAATGGAAAGATTACATGGAGAACAACAGACCTTGCATTCTTACCCAGGCATTCAAGAAATCATTCACGGAAACATTTATTACTTTCTTCAAAGATTCCACAGGAAAGAAAGGAACAGATATAAAGCGTTCTCTTTCAATCGAAGGTTCTATTTGCCCGGTAAACTTTGAATCTGTTGAGGTGGTAAATAAGATCGTTCCGACTTCTGGAATCAGTGCAAGCCCGGTTCTTTGTAGTAGTAACGTTTTCCATAACTGGAGAACCACTATTGAGGTATCTTGCCCGGACATTGTATTTCCATATGAGACAGTATTGCAGCTGATTGAAACCAGCGGAAAATACATTGGAATCGGAACACAGAGAGCAAATGGAAACGGAAGATATCACATCAACCCAGACAATGTGACTATCATTTAATTTGGTAACTATCGGTGGTATATGAATCCGGGTGAATGCCCGGAAAGTACAGTAAGAAAAATAACAGAATATGATAGCGCATGACACGACATTAAATTCATTCTGTTTCATATGCCACCGAGCATAACTCTAAGGTGCATTCACGGTGGATTGAAGATTTACAAATTATGTAAGCCAGAAGATAGAAAATAAAACAGAAGGGCAAAACATGATAGCTAAAAACATATTTTCAATCTACTGCGCGTGCACCCAAGAAAATAAATAAAACCTTAGGTGTATTCACGATGGGATAATATGACACATCGAAAATAGGACAGCGTATATCATTATAGGAAACTACAGAACATTACATATTATCTCATTTTGAATGCACCTAAGGCAAAAAAAGAAAAGGAGAATTAAAATGGCAGGAAAAACAAAGTTAGCAACAGCAGGAGAACAGCAGGCGGCAATTGTAATCAACAATTCATTCATTGATGGATTGGTTAAGCAGCTTGAAAAAAAATGCGAATACGGTCTTTCGTTCCCAAAAGACTACAACCTCAGCAATGCGCTCATGGGGGCATATTTGATTCTGAAAGAAACAAAAGACAGAAATAATAAGCCAGTTCTGGAATCTTGCACATCCACAAGCATTGCAAACAGCCTTATGAACATGGCGACACTTGGTCTTTCAGTGCAGAAAAAGCAAGGATATTTTATTTGTTACGGAAATCAGTGCCAGTTCCAGAGGTCTTACTTCGGAAACATTACAATAGCAAGAAGATATGGTATGAAAGATATTCATGCGGAAGTCATTTATGATGGTGATAAGTTCAAATACCACATTGAAGATGGAAACAAGGTACTGGATTCCCACGAACAGGATTTTATGAATATTGATAATGATAAAATCCTTGGCGCATATGCAGTAGTTCAGATGGAAGATGGTTCAAAACACTTGGAAGTTATGAATATGAAGCAGATCAAACAATCTTGGTTACAGGGATATGGGTACAAAGAAAACGGCAATGGAACACACCAGAAGTTTACCGATCAGATGGCAAAGAAAACAGTCATCAATCGTGCATTAAAGCAGATCATCAACAGCCACGGTGATGTTTTTGTACAGGAAGCTGACGAGAATACAGAGGATATTCCAAAACAGGATGTTATTGAACAAGACGTTGCTTATGAAATTAGTGAGAATGCAAATACAGAAGCATTCATTCCACAGCCAGAAACAATCGAAGAAAAGCCAAAGCAGCCAACCGTAGCCGAAACCGTAAAAACAACAGAAAAAGAACCAGTTCCGGAATCAGAGCCAGTGGAAACAGAAATTCCGTCATTTATGAGCCAGGAGGAAATGTAGGATGGAAACCTCCACAATTGTGCTTATTATTTTGCTTTTAATATCACTTTTGGGATGGATAGTAACTTTTATTCGAAAAAATGAATACAATCGAACCAATTTAATTATTCTTTTAAATGTTATTACATATGTGGTACTCATTATAATCCGACTTACAATGTAAAAGGAGAGCCAAAATGAAGCATAAATGTATTAAGACAGCAGTATTAGTCACAGGGGTTATAGCAATCACAATGTTTAGTGGTTGTTCTTCCTGTAGCAGATCATTAAAATCACTATCCAGTGATATTGACGGTGGTCTGAACCGTACCGTAACTGTTTACGATTACAACGGTGGTAAAATTAAGTCCTGGTCTGGAAAGTTCGATGTTTCCGAATCTGAAAATGAAGTTTATTTTGACGATTCGGACGGAAAGAGAGTTATTATCCACGGCGGTATTGTCGTAAATGAGGAAAACTGACATGAGTAGCAGTGTAATTGAAACAATTAAAGAAGTTGTAAGCAATATGAACAGCGGACTTTATGATTTCACGGTAGATGGGAAATGTTCAGAATGCGGTTCGTGTTGTTCAAATTTTCTGCCGATATCATCAAAGGAAATCAAGCATATCAAGTGGTATATTCGCAAACACCATATCAAGGAATGCAGACATAATTTCACTGCTTCTTTAATGGACTTAACCTGTCCGTTTCTGATGGACGATAAGGCAAAAGAGAAATGTTCAATCTACCCTGTTAGACCGGAGATATGCAAATCATTTGTCTGCAATGACCCACAGGGAGCCAGAAAGAACAAAGCTTTAATGCATAAAAAATATAAGCCTGTTGATATGAGAGAAACGTTTTTCGGAGGTGAGTAGGAATGAGATTAGCAAGTCAGAATGGGGAAATTGATGTTCCTTATGAAATCACATCATTAAGCAGAACTGGAAATATCATAAGAGCATATGTGCCAATGGTAGGTGAAAAAGGAACAGTCATGGCTCGTTATTCGACAGATGAAAAAGCCCAAAAAGCTATGAAAGCTTTGCATAAAGTGTATGCAGGAATGTTTTTAGCACAAAACATTGAAATGAGCGATGATGATTACGAAGAATGCATAAAAATGGCTGCAAGAGGTTTCGGAATCATTAAAACCATGGTTAACAGCCCAGATATGAAATTCGAGCCTGCAAACATTGTGTTTCAGTTCCCGGAGAATGATGAAGTATGAAAGAAATAGGAAGAAAGAAAATAAATTGGGATTCCATTGTGACTGTGGAATTATCGCTTAAAGAGCTTCAATTAATAAGGGACGCAATGGTGGCTACAGATTTAAAAGATATGAAAGAATTATGGCGCGGAGCTCCTCCATATCAGCAGGACGATAAAAATATGATTGGAGAAACTGCTTCTTCAATTTTAAATAGCTACAAATAAACAGAAAGCGAGGTGATGAAAAATGTTCATGAGAATAGTAAATACAGGGAGTACACATGGAAACTGCTATGTTTTGAAATCGAACAGCGGAGAAATGCTTCTTCTGGACTGCGGATGCAGATACAAAGATATTTTAAAAGCTATTGATTACAGAACAAGTGATGTTTCTGGTGTATTGCTTAGTCATGAGCATGGAGATCACATCAAATCATTTCGGGACCTGATGAATTCCGGTATTCAGATTTACACCAATGATGAAACTGTGGAACATCTGCAAATCATCACCGGCGAATTAATGAAAGGCGTTCCAGAGAAAAGACCGTTTCGGGTTGGTTCGTTTACTGTAATACCGTTCTATTTGCCGCATACTACAAGGGACAAGGACACAGGGCAACTTATTCAATGTTTCAATTATGGGTATATTGTGGAACATGAAGAAATGGGAAAGCTGCTGTACATGACAGACTTTGAGTTTTGCCGATACAATTTCAAAGCAATGCGACTGAATCACTTGGTTATTGAGTGCAACTATTGTAAAGAATTGGTTGACAAAACAGCTGAAAATTACACGCACAGGCTTAAAGGGCATTGTTCCTTAGATACATGTAAAAGCTTGGTAAATACGAACCATACGGCGGCACTACGGACGGTGACAGTAGTGCATTTGAGTAATGAAGCAGCTGACCCGGAACAGATTTTGAAAGAAATAAAAGAAGCGGTGGTTTGGGATGATGCACTCGTCCAGATTGCAACACCTGGTCTGGAAATTAACTTGGACTTATGTCCGTTTTGAAAGGAGAAAATTAATGCCAAAAAAAATTAGAAACTATGTAATTAAAGGACAGGAGCATGTAGACCGTAAAACAGGAAAAACAATTCCTTCACCTAGTGCATGGCGTTCAGTAGAAGATGTGCTTCCAGAAACTCCAGTTGATGATACCGCATGTTTGTATTATGTAAAGTTGGAGAACTCCGAAAAAATCATCATGCTTGCATATGCTGGAAATGGCGAATGGACTGACACAGAAGGAAAAGAATACAAAGGTGTAGAGACATGGCTTGAATATATGCCAAAAGAACATCCGATATTCGAAAGAAAAACTTTCTTAAATGAAGATATTTTGAAAGCTATTGTTTCTGATTATATGGAAAAAGCTGAAGGAGTTACGATTAATACAAATAATGTATTTTTTAAAGTAGGAAGAAAATCTGTTGGCTATGGAATGAGTGAACATGAGGAATTGGTATTTATTGGATGTGATGTGATAGATATAGGGGAGGAAAATTGGAAATGAGCGTATTCAGTATACCAGTAACGATTGGTGTTAATGAGGAAGAAATTGCAAAGGAAATCCGTAAAAATGTTGAGGACAGGGTAGTTGAAAAGATTACTAAAGAAATCAAAGGAGTTATTTATAAAAAAGAGTTATATGGTAGCAGAGAAACCAATGAGCCGTTGTGTAGGATGATACATTCTCATATTTCCGAGATACTAGAAGAGAATAAAAGCGTGATCGTACAGGAAGCGGCAAAAGCCTTGGCAGATAAGATGATTAAAACCAAGGTTGTGAAAGAAGCAATAAAAGAAACTATTGAGAAAGTTAAGGAGGATTAATCAATGAAAATCTTCTTAAAAACACTTGACAAACTGAAAAAGTCAGAACCTTCCGAACAGGAATGTAAGTACGACAAAGGATGGAATGATGCAATCAAGAAAGTTGAAGAACTGATCTGTTCCTACAGTCCTGCGGATATGTGGATTCCAACAGATGTGAAGTTACCGCCAGAGCCAGATGTGAGAGAAAGCCCAGAAGATAAGATAAAATACAACGTTACCATAAAAGACGCCGAGTTACCAACAACCCTTACATATTTAGGTGGTGGAAGATGGGGCATGGTAGAAAAACACAGAATTGCATATTACCCAGTCATTGCATGGCAACCAATGCCACCAGCCTACAAACCAGGGAGGTAACACCATTGGAAATTACAATTGGAATCGGCGCAGAGGAAATTAAAGAAATCATCATGGAGCATATAAAAACAAAAGGATTCAATGTAACGGAAGATGATATTTCCTTTATTATCGGGAAAGAAGAAGTTGTAACAGGGAATACAAAGAAAATCAAACACGCACTTATTAGATGCGACATTCAGATTGAGAGGTGATAAATTGTGAATATTGTTATTCTTTCTGGAAGATTAACTGCCGATCCAGATATCAGAATGGGAACGAATGATACCAAAATTGCAAGATATATTTTGGCTGTCGAGAGAAGAGTGAAAAAGAATACAGAAAGAAAATCAGACTTTATTGCTTGCGTATGTCTTGGAAAAAATGCAGAATTCGCAGAGAAATATCTTAAAAAAGGCACGAAAGTAAATGTGCGTGGAGAATGGCAGACTGGAAACTATACGAACAAAAATGGCGAAAAAGTCTACTCAAATGATTGCCTTGTTGCAGAACATGAATTTGCAGAGAGAAAAAGCCAGTCACCACAAACACAGGAAACAGATACACGACCAGTACCGCCGCCGGAACCTAGTTTCATGGATGTGCCAGATTTAGGCAGTATGGAAGATGAATTTCCGTTTAGTTAGGAGTGATGAAATGGTACAAACAGGACAGATTATTTATTTTAGCAATCAGAAAATGATGTGCTTTGATGTTGAATCTATTGAGGATATTACTGAACCGCCAGAACAAATAGAAACTACATCGGTTTATGGCGAGACAAGAACGTATGCGCCGGCAATAATGAATCCAACAACTCTTTACGTTACTGGAAAGGAACTTGTAAAACTTGATCCAACAACCATGAAACGCATTGCCAGATACAATCTTGAAGAAGAGAATAAATCTCTTTTAGAAGAAATCGCAGAAAGAAAAAAGGTTATTGATGATCTTGAACAGAAAGAACAGGTTTTGCGTGACAGGTTCAGAAAGGCAATAGCTGCATTCAAAGAAATCATGGAAAATGGTTACTATGATGAGGGCGAAGATGAATACGAGAGTGAATGGGAGTGATTAAATGAAACCAGTTTTAGAAACAAAGTCTACATACAAAGGTTATCCATATGTGGTTCTGTTTATGCCAGGAGCATACAGATGCGGATATGTTGGTATACCTTACAGCCATAAGTTAGCAAAGAAAAGTGTTGATGATTTAGGTTATCTTGACTGTCATGGTGGAGTTACTTATTCAGAACCATTTCTACACGATTGTGACGATGATGATATATGGTGGATTGGATTTGACTGCGCTCATTGTTTCGATGGTTATGATATTGAGACAGCAGAACAGTATTTCGGGGAAGAACCAGGCTTCAAAAAAATGCTTAAAATAATGGGAGATTGCTGGCGAGAATTAAATAAAGATCCAGATTGCAAAATTCGTTCACTTGCCTATGTTAAAGATGAATGCAAGAAACTAATTGACCAGATTGGAAAGGAGTGATGCCTGGTGGATTATAGTAGAGTTTTCGCTATGAAGCGAGAACGAGAGAATCGAATAAAAAGGATATGTCCAAGCATTCCATATTCTAGTGGTATATACGTGTTTTACCGAACTGACGAAGCCGGAATAAACCGAGCGTATTGTGGACAGGCAGTCAACCTTTGCGAGAGATGTGCGAGCCATTTAGGGGAATACGATCACATAGCATTAAGCCTTAAAAAGCATAAGTTTTACAGTGAAAGTAATCCTACTGGTTGGAAACTTTCATATAGAACATGTAGAAAGGATGAACTTGACCAGAAAGAAATTGAAACAATCAAGGCTTTTGCAGATAAAGGCTTCCAGATGTACAACGTTACAGCTGGTGGCCAGTCAGCTGGAAAGCAAGTAACAGGGCAATATAAACCGCCCAAGACATACAGACAGGGAATTCAACAAGGCAAAATAACCCTTGCGCGAGAATTAAAACACATCATTGATATTCACTTAAATGTATCAATCAGACCAGAAAAAGCAAATAACAAAGTATCTATTAAGGCGTTGGAAAAATTCAACGACTTACTCAACGAAGAAAATTATCACTGATTCTAACACACCAGTAGTTCTACTGGCTAAATTCCAAAGATAAAAAATAAAAAAATGAATAGAGGTGAGTTTTGTGTCAGAAAACACAAACGAATGTGTAATTGAGTGGATTCCCGGAAGAGATTATGTAGGACTTACTGCTAAGAATGGGAGTACCTGGAAGAACAGATGTGAGGAATTAGAAAAGGAATTTCCAGACGATGTAAAAATTCTTGCCAGAAATAATGATGGATCTATTTTCGCTCACTTGCCATATTCCTACATTAAAATCAATCCACCAAGAAAATATTCCGATGAAACAAAGAAGAAAGCTGCGGAAAGATTAAATAAAATGCGTGCAGAAAAAAGCAATACTGCGGAAGAAGAGCCGTTTTGCGTATGAATTACCGTCAGAGGAAATATAATGAGGGACAATCTGCCAGAAACGATATTTACAGATTTCTTGTCAAGTATTTTGAGAAACACGGATATATGCCTTCTTATGAAGAAATTATGGATGGAACAGACCTTACAAAGTGTACCGTCCAGAGACATATGCGGCAATTGGAGATGGATTCTCTGATTGCCACAGAACATCCGGGAGTATCAAGAGCATACCGTTTGACGGAATACAGATACGAAAGGAAGAAACATGGGAAGCAAATTAAAGATGAAAGCGCCAAAGAAAAATAGGGTGTTGGAATGCGATAATCAAATGTCACAGGCATTCGGAAGAGCAATGAAGCAATCGTACAAGGAACTACAGGAAATGCGGGATCAAGCCTACAACGACGGCTTTGATACTGGCGATAATTGGGCGACCGTAGTCAATACTGTAACAATTATGATGGCTTTGAACAAGAAACATAAGTTTTCAACAGACAGGCTTTTGGATGTAGTTCATCTTGCTAACGAGTATGTGAGGATGGCAAATAGCGGAGAGAGAAGCTTTATGAGCATGATGGAGGAAATCGAAGAGAAGACGAAAATTAGATTTCCAGAAGAAACCAAAGAATTGGTCAGAAGATTTGGAGCGTAAATAAATGGTTAAAAGAAAGGAATAACACTTATCTAAAGGTCAAATAGAAAGGAGAAAATGGTGCGTGTTGCGTTAATTGATGTAGATGGTCATAATTTTCCAAATCTTGCACTAATGAAGCTGTCGGCATGGCATAAAAAGAACGGCGATTCTGTTGAGTGGTACGAACCATTAACAGCATGGATAAATCCACCAGATAAGGTGTATATGAGCAAGGTATTTACGTTTACGCCGGATTATCCGCATTCTGTATGTGCAACAAAAATCATAAAAGGTGGCACGGGATATGAATATCCGTCTGGTGGGGAGTCATTACCGGATGAAATTGAACACATTTATCCCGATTATAGTCTTTATCCAGAATTATGCGAAGATACCGCTTATGGCTTTCTTACAAGAGGATGCCCTAGAGGATGTGATTTTTGTATCGTAAAGGACAAAGAGGGAAAGAAAAGCTGTAAAGTAGCAGATTTATCCGAATTTTGGAACGGACAAAAGAATATTGTTTTGCTTGATCCAAACATGTTTGCTTGTAAAGACTGGAAAGATTCAAGCCGGCAGTTAATAGATAGCAAGGCATGGATAGATTTTTCGCAGGGCTGCGACATTCGGATTATGACCGAGGAAAAAGCAGAATACATTAAGCAAATGAAAATTAAGCTAATACATTTTGCGTGGGATAGATACGAAGATAAAGATTTCATCGTTCCTAAATTGAGAACATTTAAAGAATTTACAGGATGGAACAGGTCGAAAGTCGTAGTATACGTTTTATGTGGATTTAATACGACAATAGAACAAGACTTAGAAAGAATATACACGATTCGAGATATTGGTTTTTCGCCCTATGTGATGATTTATGAAAAATACAAATTAAAGAAGCGTGATCCGCTGAAAAGAATGCAGAGATGGTGCAATTCAAGATTTATTTTCAATACATGTGAACGATTTGAAGATTATAAAGGTTAATGTAGTGAATTAACACAGAAATCATGGAGGACTGCACAATAGCGTGTCAGTTGCTTACATTAGGAAAGTGAGGATGAAAAATGAGCGAAATTAAATTCAGTGACGGAATGCCAGAAAGAGAAAGGCGTTCCAGCACAAGCATTTATCCAGAAGAATTGATGGATAAAAAATGCGGTGGCTGCATGAGATGTCAGTCAAGAAAAAGGAAGGGCGAAACAGGCTATCATTGCACGACACAGCCGTACACCAAAGACATTTCACCAGAAGACAAAGCCTGTGTCATTTACTGGGACAAAGAAGAGGAAGAGAAGTACAAGGCTTTAATAGAGCAAGACGGAGAAAACCGCAGAAAAGAACTCTGGAACATCTATTCAAAGCGAGAACCAATCAAACTCCCTATCATAAATGATGGTTACGGAATAATTCCAGAATGTCCTATTTGTGGAGAAATGCCATATAGCACTAAGCAGTGCCACTGGTGCGGTCAGAGATTCATTCAAGATAAAGAAGTAGAAGAATACGAAAAGGCGCTGACGAAAGAGGTAACTTGCTTTTCATGCGGTAGAAAGGTAACAGCGAACGTAAGCAAATATAACGGACATATTAGTTATCATTGTCAGTGCGGAACGAGTTTTATCGAATAAGGAGGACACAAAATGTTAATCGGAAGCCATGATAAAAGCCGATTGATCAGTCTTAACAATACACGAGAGCTGCGATTCTGGGAATGTGCACAAGGGTTTAATATAACGGATTGTGTGTGCCCAATTGGTCATTATTCCACCAAAGAAAAAGCCATAAAAGTACTGGATATGATTCAGGAAGCTTATGGAGATTCGGAATACACAAAATATGTAATTCCAGAAGTATGTAGGATATTAAGTATGAAGCCAAAAACGGAAGAAAACAAAGCACATGCGGGAGAACTTGGAGAAATGCTCAAAAAAGGAATGACGTTCCAGATGCCAGAGGATAGTGAGGTGGAAGTATGAGCAGAGTACGAAACAGATTAGAGCAATACAAAGCTGAGATAGAAAAGAAATCGCAGTATAAGCATGGGCTTCCAGGGAGTGCGCTGGATATCGTAAATAGTCTTCTGGACGATCTGGAACAGGACGAGAAAGAAAATGGGTGGATTCCGGTAAAATATCATCAGATATCAGAAAAAGAACGTGCGGAAGAATCCATATCAACTGATATACAGTATATGCTTGACTGCAAAATGCCAGATGACGGACAAGAAATATTGGTTACTAACGGAGAAACAACATGGCAAGATACAAGCTTTATTGATTGTGACGGATATTATCTTGATAGCAATTATGATTGGATTGAGATTACGGCATGGCAGCCGCTTCTAGAACCATATAAGGAGGACTAAGAAATGCGGTTAATTGACGCAGATAAACTAAAAAAAGACATACTGCTTCAAAATATCTTAGGAGAACCAATACAGAAGATTATAGACAGATATATACATATTGTGGACAAGCAACCGACAGCTTTTGATGTGGACAAGGTTATCAATGAATTAAAAAGAGATAAATTTATCGAATCAGAATGCGTATTATCTGACATACATCAAGGATATAATGCTGGGCTGAGTAGGGCAATCGAAATTATAAAAGGAGGTGGAGTTGAATGAAATATCCAGAAGAAATGTATATTGATAGCCAGATATTTGCAGGAGACATGGATGGTTCGGAATCCAATTTGACAGAAAAAGTCGTAAAAATAAGAACATCTCATTTGTGCTGCGTATGTGAAAACCAGATACCTAAAGGTGAAAGAATGTTAAACCAAAAAGCAATAGTAGAAGGACAAGGTTGGTGCAGCTGCTATATTTGTCTACCATGTGTTGAAAATTGGTTAGAAGAATCGGGACAAGTGGAGGATGGTGAAAACGAATGAGAGAAATTCTTTTTAAGGCAAAACGGATTGACGATGGTAAATGGGTTGAGGGGTATTATCAGAAAAGATATGACCTCTTAGGCAACGAAGAACATTTAATCTTCCATGCTGATAGTTATAAAGTGTGGGAATATGCCGAAGTTGACCCAGAAACCATCTGCCAGTACACAGGACTTTGTGACAAGAACGGGAAGAAAATTTGGGAGGGTGATATTATTTCATACCAAAGAGACAACGATGATTGCCCGTTTCCGAATAAGGATACGAAAAAAAGATTTGGGAAAGTATTCTATCAAGGTTTTAGATCGACTTTTGCTATTGGTATGGGAAGAAATGGAAGTAGATCTATAAATGATGATTTGTGGAAATACGTTCAGAATGGAAATCGAGTTGAGGTTATCGGAAACCGGTTTGACAACCCGGAATTATTACAGGAGGAATCATGAGTAAATCAGTATTAGTGATGGAAACACCAGAAGATTGTGAATCATGTGTTTTACACGGTGGAATATTCCATTCTTTTTGTAAAATAAATTGTAGATATATCGAAGACTTAAGCTCAAAGCCAGATTGGTGCCCGCTTATGGACTTGCCGAAAAAAGACAATGGAGATTATCCAGCCAATACGTCTGATGCTGGCTTTGCGGAGGGCTGGAATCAGTGTATTGATGAGATTACAGGAGGAAATTATGATGATTGATTTAACAGGAAAAAACGTATTTGTAAGAACACAGGAAGAGTATTCTAAAGTTTTAAGAATGGCAAAATTACAGGGATTTAAGTGGATAGGAGAAAATCATTTAAATGCACTGAATATTCCGATTCCGAATATGTTAAAATTTTACGATAACAAAAATGTAACTTATTACAGTGATGATAAGCCCTTGTATGAAGCATCCGAAATTGTTGCGTGCGAAGAAAAGATTAAGGAAGCAATAGCTCACGTTAAGTATTTTGCTGACAATAAATATAGAATGTCATTAACAGATAAAGTTATTGAATCAATGTTGTTACTTGCAGATACCGTAGAAAGTCAATTGGAAGAGGTGAAGTAGATGGAGAGATTAACAAAAAGAGATTTTTCAAGAATCACATATAACGAACGCCGAAGCATTATGTGCAGTTCATATTGCGATAATTGCTCAAAAGGGACAGGAGATTGCAATACAATGAAAAAAATGATTAATAGATTGGCAGAACTTGAAGACTTAGAAGAACAGGGCTTGCTTGTAAGATTGCCGTGTAAGGTTGGAGACACGGTTTATAGAGTGAATGCCGGAGCCAAGCAACCGATTATTCCGATGACTGTTTCAGAAATTCATTTTCTCTGTTACAAAAATGAACGTGCTGTAAGGTTTGACGCAATAGGCAAAGAAGATATGGGAGAAAGTTGCTACCGTTTAGAAGATATTGGAAGAATAGTATTTCTCACACACGAGGAAGCTGAGAAGTTGGAGGAGATGAAGAATAATGATTGAAGTGATAAAACAAATTATTATGGCGTTTGGAACGTGTGTAGTTGCTGTTACTATTTACGGATTACTTTGCGCAACAATCAATAAATTCAACAAATGGAGAAAGAGTGGTTGCAAAATCAAGTGTCTCTGCAAGCCGCATAAATACAAATTGGTTTGGTATCAGTTGGATACTGAGAAAGCTATTTTGGAATGCGAAAAATGCGAAAAAAGAAAAAAAGTATTCATTGATTACGATTCCATTAAGAAGGAATTTAATTTGGAGGATTAACATGAAACCAGAAGAAGCAAAAGACATCTTATCAGATATGAGAGACCAGCATTTATGTTTCTTGGGAAATTCAGAAATCAAAGATGAATGGTAGAAGAACTATCTCAAAGAAGCATGGGCGTGTGATTCTGGAGCAAAGGCTCTTGCCGGATTAATCACAGGGATAAAGATTAATAAAGGTGTTATCGCAGAAAGTATTTTGCATTACGGCAAAAATAATCAAAGTACAGTCTGTATGGAAGAATGCGCCGAACTCATCCAGGCAATTAGCAAGGCAAAACGCGGAAAAATCGACCGTGATAACATGATAGAAGAAATTGCAGATGTGTTGATCTGCATCGAAATGTTAAAGCAAATGTACATGATTTCCGATGAAAAAATCAATAAGTGGATTGAGAAGAAACAGGCGAGAGAGGTAAAAAGAATTAGTCAAAAAGAATTATTATAGCTGCATCGTCAAAACAATTGTATGGATTTTAGCCGCTGTTACTGTGTCTATTAGAATTTATTACATTGAAAACGCATTGTGCTTATGTGCATTTTGGATTCTATTTATAGTCTGTTCATACTATCAAAAATAACAATCTGGAGGCGAAAATATGAAAATTCCAAAAAGGCGAAAATTATCAAAAGAAGAGCGCATGAAAGTATATGAAAAATGCAAAGGGTATTGCGCTTACTGTGGTTGCGCATTGGAATATAAAGATATGCAAGTAGACCACGTAAATCCTATACGTTGTGGCGGAGAGGACGATATTTCCAATATGCTTCCTGCGTGTCGCTCTTGCAATCATTACAAATCAGCTTTAAAACCAGAAGAATTTAGAAAATATCTTTCTGGGATTCCAAAAAGACTTATGAGGGATAGCATTCCGTTTCAAGTAGGAGAAAGGTTTGGAATTGTTAGAATTGTTACAGATGATGTGACTTTTTATTATGAAAAAATCAAAAATAAAAATAGAAATAGGGAGGATTAATCATGAATAAGAAAGAAATCACAGAGATCAAGAAGCAGTTTACACCAGCCAATTGCGCAATCACACGCATTTGTGGTTGCTATGTGGATGCAGAAAAAAATAAGAAAACCAAAATTAAAGAAGCATTCCTGTCTCTTCCAGAGGAAGAAATGTTTAAGTATTTTGACATTTTCAAGAAAACCATGTCTGGCAGACTTGGAAAGAACCTTATGAACCTTGAATTCCCATTAGCACAGGAAAAAGAGGGCGGAACACAGGAATTTCTTATGCGGATTAGAGCAAGTAAGCTTAAAGATGATGAGCTTTTGGACGAGTTCTACGACAAAGTGATTGAAAATTACGATTATCACGAAAATTACTACATAGTTCTCATTCATGCAGTATATGACATTCCTGGAAAGAGTTCTGATGGAACCGAAATGCACGATGCATCAGAAGAAATTTATGAACACATTCTGTGCAGCATTTGTCCGGTAAATCTTTCAAAGGCTGGGCTTAGCTATGATGTGGCTGAAAATAACATCAAAGACAGAGTTCGTGATTGGGTAGTCTCAAGACCAGAAACAGGATTCTTATTCCCTGTATTCAATGACAGAAGCACTGATATTCATGGAACCTTGTATTTCAACAAAAACATAAAGAATATTCATCCAGACTTCATCGAAAATATTCTTGGCACACCAGTTCCACGTATACCAGGGAATGAGAGCAATGTCTTTTCAGATTTTATCATGGACAATTTCGAAGGAAATACAACATTCAATTTCACGGGAAGCCTAGTTGAATCATTACAGGAAATAAGAGAGCAAAAGAAAGACAGCCCGGAGATGATAACCGTATCATGTGATGAAATGGAACAGATTTTTGGATATTGCGGAGTTCCAGACGAGAAGTTATCAGATTTCAAGGAAAACTGGGAAATGTATTTCAGTAATGAGCCTGTTGCCCTTGACAATATCCATAATTCAAAAACTGCAAAAATTGTAACACCAGATGCAACAATCTGCATCCAGCCAGATAAAATTGCTCTGATTGAACTAAAAGAAATAAACGGCGTTCCATCTCTTGTAATTCCGGTAAATGGAGAACTGAAAATCAATGGAATTGAAGTTGAATTGAGATAAACACTTTTGAAAAATCCAGGAATTGGAGGAGGCAATTACATTAATGGCTAAAGTAAGCTGGATTAAAATAGAGATTGAAATGTTTAGTAACCGAAAAATTAAGCAAATAAGGAAAATGCCAGAGGGAAACAATATTGTTCTTATTTGGGTAATGCTTTTGACAATGGCTGGCAGATGCAATTCAAACGGAATTATTTTCCTCACTGAAAATATTCCATACACAACAAAAATGCTTGCAGATGAATTGGATTTTGAGGAAAGCATTATTCAATTAGCACTAACAGTTCTGGAAAAGTTCGGGATGATTACCAGAGATTCTGAATTACTTTCTATTCCCGGCTGGGAAGAGCATCAAAGTGCAGACGAATTGGAGAAAATACGAGATCAAAACAGAAAAAGGGTCGCAGAATATCGTGAACGTCAAAAAAATAAGGCCGCATTGCTTTGCAAGAAAGACGATGTAACGTTACAGAAACGTTACAGTAACATTACTGTAACGGAACAGAATAAGAATAAAGATAAAGATTTAGAATTAGATTTAGATACAGAATTAGATAAAGATAAAGAAAAAGATATAAATGATTTAATAGTATCTAAAGATACTATTCGTCAGACTGACGTCCAACGAACCATTGATGAATGGAATACTCTGGAAGAATTCGGTATTACTCCTGTAAAAAGAATGACACCAAAACGAGAACAGGCAGTAAAAGCTAGAATCCGTCAGAACTGTGTTGAAGATATTCTGGAAGCGATTGAAAATATTCGACGCAGCACATTCCTACAAGGGCAAAATAAAAATGGCTGGATGGTTACGTTTGACTGGTTCTTAAAGCCTGGAAATTTCGCAAAAGTATTTGAAGGGCAATACGCAGACAAGTCTACGAATAGACCATGCAGCTACATGGAGAAAATCCAAAACAGGGTAAGCGAGGTGGATAATTGGGTATGACAAGAGAAGAATGGGCGGTACTGGTAAAGGCAATGAAAGCTGTGTACACTTCTCCATCATTTCTGCCAGATCAATATGCTTTTGATACTTGGTACGGACTTTTGAAAGACCTAGATTACAAGCTTTTAAGTTTTGGGTTGAAGAAATATATGCAAACTGAATGGAAAGAACCTACAATAGCTGCATTACGGCAATGCGCGCAGAGCCTTGCGCCACAGTCTGACGAACTGAACGAAACAGAAGCTTGGAATCTGGTATCAAGGGCAATTTGGAACTCTATATACCATGCGGAAGAAGAATTTTCTAAGCTTCCAGAAATAGTTCAGAAAGCAGTATCAAGTCCGGCACAACTTAGAGAATGGGCGGTATCTGAAAATGTAGATGGTACATGGTGGAGTGTAGTTCAATCAAATTTTCAAAGGACGTATCGGGCAGAAGTGCAAAGAGAACAAGAACGAAGAAAACTAAGTCCAGACCTTTTAAAAATTATAGATACTGCCAGATTGGGAGGTGCTGAAAATTGCCAGATAGAAAACCATGGAGAGAATTAAAAAGCACTGAAATTATAGTCTTAAAGCGGAGACAATGCTCGAAATGCGACTATTACAGCAAGAGCGAAAATGCATGGAGTACAAATGCAACCTGTGATTATATCTTGATTGAAGAACATAGCAGAGGATGTGATCCAAGGGATTGTGTTAAAAATGGTATCTTCAAGAAGAAAGCGAGAGGAAAGTCAAGAGTAAAGCGAGTGATTCTATGAGAAAGATAAGCGAAATGTATAAGCGGTCTGGCGGTACAGCTTATCAGCATACCTGTTCAGAATGCAGATTCTTCCGTGGGGGCAAACATCCGCAATGTTTGCAATACGAACTGGAAATTGATTGGAATCCAGATTATATAGCTTGCAAATTTTACAATCTGGAAGAATCTCAGATTGATGGGCAGGTCAATATCTTTGATTTGTTGTAAAACGTGATAATTGTGTATTTAAAATAGCGCAGAATCGTTCAAAAGAGAATAATGGTAGAAATTATAGGGCATACAAAAGATAAAGAAAAACAGCGTTTAAAATGAGATAATTATATGGAGGGACAATTAATGGAAAAAGCTATATTGTATGCCATAAACGAAAGAATGTTCTCACTTGGTCTGATAGATGAGAAAACAAGAGATAAAATTAAAGCTGAAATCAGCATTAGAAAGTAACGACAATGTATTGAGTGGATTTATATGAGGTGTTATACTTTATATGATTCCACTCCCTGTTTATTAAGGGAGAAATGCACTATGAATATTTATTATGTAAGAGAAAAATTAAGAAATTGCTCTATTTACGACATTGAACTAAATGTTGCTTATTATGCCAGGGTTTCTACTGAAAAAGTTGAACAGCAAGCATCCATTAAGCACCAGGAGGAACATTTTGAAGAACTGATACATTCTAACAACAGATGGAAGTTTGCCGGTTCTTACATTGATGATGGTATTTCTGGAATGCATGCGGATAAAAGAGAAGAATTTCAAAGAATGCTCAGAGATGCAAAGCTTGGAAAAATTGACATGATTATAACAAAAGAAATTTCAAGATTTGCGAGAAACACTCTTGATAGCATCCAATATACCAGAGAATTGTTGTCTTACGGCGTATGCGTGTGGTTCCAAAATGATGGAATTAATACTATTGATGATGATAGTGAATTCCGACTTACTATTATGGCCGGGGTAGCGCAGGACGAAATCCGCAAGCTTTCTTCAAGAGTAAAATTTGGACACGCACAGTCAATCAAAAACGGTGTTGTTCTCGGACACAGAATGTATGGATACTCAAACAATCAAGGAAAACTCGAACTGATTCCAGAAGAAGCAGACATGGTTCGAATGGTCTTTCGAGACTATGCTTCTGGAATGTCTACACCAAGAATTGAAAAAAAACTCTGGAATATGGGATATAGAAGTTTCAAAGGCGGTAAGATCAGTAGAGATGTCATAAAAAATATTATTCGGAATCCAAAATACAAAGGATACTATTGCGGAGGAAAAGTAAAGGTTGTCGATATGTTCACAAAGAAACAAGAATTTCTTCCGCAGTCAGAATGGATAATGTTTAAGGATGATGGTTCCAGAGTACCGCAGATCATTGATGAAACTACCTGGAAAAAGGCAAACGCATATTTAAGAGAACGTGGAGAAGCCATAAAATCAAGAAGAACCTCTTTTAAAAACGAAAATATTTTCACTGGAAAACTTTTCTGCGCAAATGACGGAGCGCCATACTGGATGAAGCAGCATTATATTCGAGGAAAAGAAGATGTTCGATGGGTATGCAGTTATAAGATAAAAAACGGAGCAGCTTCATGCGATTCATTCGGACTGGCAGAATCAGAACTGAAAGAAATAATTGCAGAATTAATAAATAAATCTTCTGAAAATATTGACAGCATTTTGGAAGAATATTTTGAAATTTTGCAGTCCTCGATCAAAAACATTCCAGACAATAAAAACGAAATCTCACGACTTGAAAAACAGATTGATCTGTTAAAACAAAAACGTGAAAAAATACTGGAATATAATCTGGATGGAAAAATATCTGATGATGAGTTTATTTCAAGAAATAAAGAATACGTGAAGCAGATAAAACAGATTGAGAGCCATATTCTAGAAATCCAAAATACAAAAAGTCCAGAGCCAGTAGAAATACAATTAAGTGCTATTAAAGAACAGTTAGAAAAGTTTAAAGGCGTTACTCCACAGGACATTAACAGGCAGATTGTCAATGAACTTTTTGAGAAAATTACCGTTGAACCGTTGGCGGTTACATGTGCAACACTGACATTTCAATTAAGGTCTGGAAGCCTTGAAAAATGGGGGTTTCCCTTGCGCCGTTCTGACGATATGATTTTAACTCTACATTCAGAACAACACAAGATATTTAGTAGGAAAACTTGCATTAAGACACAAGATATGGTATTTTTCAAATATAAGTACCTTTTAGCACTATAAGAGAAAAAATGGGAGTGGAATCAATGATACATACAGCTTATGACGTAATGAAAGAGTTTTTAATCACGGATGCAGACCTTGATGGTAAGTACGGAATCCCGAAAATTCCAAAGACTTTTATCCATACTGGCAAAGATACTGTAGACTTTGCAGAGAGCTTCAGCAGAAAAATAAAAAACCATCGGGAACTTGATGTAAATTTCTATGTGGATGATGTACAGTTTCAAAGGTTATGGAATCAGCCAGACAAGTATATGGAACATTTAAAATGTTTCCATAGCGTGATCGGCCCTGACTTTTCTATGGCAGTGGGAGAGAATGGGATGCCATTTGCAATGAATATCTGGCAGAAGTACCGTAATCATGCATTGTCTCATTATCTCAGCATGAACGGAATTAAAGTTATTCCGAACGTAAGCATACCGCCAGAGTATTGCTATGACTGGGCTTTTGATGGTGTGCCAAAAAGAAGCACCGTAGCATGTTGCACCAATGGAAGAATTAAATCCAGAACATCCAGAGAAGAATTCTGTATAGGCTTTAAAGAAATGGAAAGGCGCATAGAGCCGCTTCGAGTTATCGTTGTAGGGAAAATACCACCTGAACTCAATACGGACGTGGAAATCATCAATTTCAAGACCAGAAGTCAGAAGATCAAGGATAAGGAGGGAAAATATGGGGTATAGTACTGGAAACTCATTGAGAAAGAAATCGAAGACCAGAAAACAGGAAGAACGAGAACAGAGGATGAAAAGCGGAACCGCAATAAAGAAGAAAAGAAGCACTGGTAAAGTAGATCATCTAAATAAATTGAAATAATTTTACATTTTCCACAGTCCCAAAATAGATGCTATAAAAATATTTGTACAAAATTACAAATAAATAAAAATATAAAACGACCCGTATCCATGGAAAAATGAATTTTTTCGTTCAAAATCCATGCTTCGGGTCTTTTTGAATGTCTGTGAAAATTAGCACTCGTGAGGCTTCATAGTAAAGTGATGATGCATCAAGGAATATACCCGCAGCAAAACATACCGCTATCCGATGTACGCGATCATACTAGAAGCATTGTAATTAATTACATAATTGCGTCTAAAATCAATTCAAACGGAATAAACCTATATTTTATCGAGTGACGATATAAAACAGCTTAAAAGTCAAAATACAGCGTTAAAACATTATAAGGCAGTAAACCGGGATATAATACAATAACCTGATACCATTATAAAGCCCGTAAACGTGCCTAAAATCAATTTTACATTTACAGTCGATAAAATACACATGCAAGCATATAAACAGCCGTAAAGTGTCAAATAAATACTTGCAAGGATAACGAAACCGGCAACAGCTGCATAAACTGGACAGACTGCCAGAAAATCAGCGTGCAAAATGGTTCGCAAGTAAGACCGCCCGAAGCGATCCGGAATAGATGCAGCCGGAAACCTGGACAGAATCCAAATCGGCAGTTATCCACATTGACATATATAACAATAATACGCCCTTTATATTTTACCGTCAATCCTTTTGGTTGATTGCGCAAAACAGCCTAGAAACAGTTTTACAGCCGCAAACGGTAAAATATACCATAATGCAGATATAAGCCGTTAAAAGGCAAATAAAGGGCATTAGACAAAGCAAAGGAAACCGCTTGCACGTCATGAACGTACCGCCGGACTGGATACCGGGAAGCGGTAAAAAAATTAATTATAAATGCTGTCAAAAGCTTTTTTGTATTCCGGATGTAACAGCACAAAGTCAACAACTTTATTATATGCCCGGTTGCCGTCCTTCGTTTCATGATATTCTAAGTTAAAAATATCATGCAACTTTTTCACCAGCTCATAAAAAACACAAGTTTTTTCTTTTTCTTTTCGGTCATAGACTTTTATGCACATCGCATGATAATTGCATTCTACAACAAGGCTTTTGTGTCTGGATAACTTAGACCGGCACCAATACATAAGATCATGTTCGCCTATTTCAAAATCAAACACATACCCGGTAAGACCGTACATATATTTTGATTCTGTATATTTTAAGTTGTATTTTTTAGCGAAAGATATAACTGTTTTGTTCATTTTTAGATCCTCCAATTTAGAAAAACAGGCGGGAAAGCCCCGCCCGGAACATTTTTATTGACTTTTTCAACATAACGAGTTAATATGATTATATCAGTTAGTAACAATGCTGATTCTCACGCGTTCCATGATTTCGCTGAGAGTCGCCCCGATCAATGGCGGGACGTTGAGTTGAAATACATTTTTATATATTTGCTAAGTGAGCAAAGAGAGGGGAAAGCATGACAGTTGTCATGCTTTTTCTCTGCTCTTCAAATAGTTGATATAACCTTGTCTGGCGGCACCTTCCATGCATTCCTCGACGGTTTCTTCCCGGATTTCCCCTGAATTTTCGAAATATGCAATTTTACCCGTACTTTTTTGAACAACTTCAGTTGCTGACAAGGTGTAGAAAGCTGCACAACTTTCCCGGAATTTTTCGGCACGCTCCATTATGTCAATCATTTTTTCAAGCTGCGGAATTGAAAATGTTTTCAAATTCTCATCAGTGAGTACGTTTTTCACGTACCACTGAATATTTTTTACAGCTTTTGATTTTTTGAATAACAGTTCTTCTTTTCTCATGTTTTTTGTCCTCCGTTTTTTGTTATTATACCAGCTTTTCAACTGATATAAAAGGACGTTGCCGGGAATCGAACCCGGCGGAAACCATTACGCCTAATTCAAGCAAGCATTTATTTTCTTTTCCAGATGTGGGAACGCTTCACAAATTTCTTGCACGCTGTCGGCGTAATAATCACCAACCATTTTACCGAAAATTCTAATATTACCAGAATAAAAACAGCCTAAATCATTAAACTGAATATCAAGCCCCGTTGCCTGTTCCTTTTTGTCGTTGTACCACATATCAACTTTAATCATTTTTAACCCTCCTGTTTTAACATGCCTTTTTAGCTGTACATACTTCCGCACTTTCGCATCCGCAGCACGGTGTATTTTTATTGCAAAAGCAACCGTCTAATATGCTCTCAATATTTCTGTCCCATTCATCATAGTTAATATAACTATGATCGTAGTACCATTTATTTTTTTCAAGTTGGTTTTTCTTTTCCGGGAACAGTTCGGAAAGTGAAAACGTTATTCTGTTTACTTTTTCATGATCTGCCATGTTTACACCTCCACCGGGAATATTACTCTAATTTTGTATCAACGTAAATATTGAGCATATATCGAAAACAGTTCAATTCGTCGACTAAGAAACCGCCGTCATTAATATGAAATATTGCGTGTTCTCCATACTCTTCATTGATGTCCTGAACGAAGTTGTAGAACTCCTCAAAACGTTCCAGGTGGTCAAAATCTAAAATATACCATTTATGATCGGCCGGAAGAGTTTTTATAAAGTCTTCCGCGTTGCTTGGATAACTAAAAGCCCCAGCAACGTTGATCTTACTTTTTCGGTCGTCCTGTGTGGAACGGTCAAGCATTGTAAAGACCGCCCAATTTAATCTATTCAAATATTTGTTTGCCATTGATTTTTCTCCTTTTCTGTGATATTTTATTTTTGCTGGTATTTTAATATTCTTTTTAGTGGGCTTCGGTTTTTTCCGAAGTCCTTTTTATGCTGACATTTTATAAAGAATTAAAAACTTTAATTCCTCATACTGTCGGGAGTTAATCCCGGCGAAGTCGTTCCCGATCAGTTCCAGAAGCTTTTCTAATTTTCTTTTTGTGTGGGCCTTTTCGATCTGGCCCAGATAGATGTTATATCTCATTTCTTCTTTCATTCCTTTATGGAAAATGTACTGTAAAGATAATTTTTTGAATCATCAGTAATTGTATTTACAGTTACCAATTTTTCGAGAGCTTGCGACATCGGTGATCCATATGTTCCGCGCTCCCACAATCCAGAACGCTCTGCCATATTCCAAAAACAACCGGTCTCGATGCTGCCGCCTTTAAGAACGTGTTTCTTAAATACAGATTTTATAAAATTTTCACACCATTCAATTTTTACATCTTTCATATTTTTTCCTCTCTTTCCCCCGGCTCTGTGTCCGGGTTGTTTGTTTCTTGTGTTCCTTTCGTTGATATTATAATACTATATCTAAGGCACAAAAACAATAGGCACAATACACGAAAATAAGGCACAAAATACATAACTTAATTGTGCAATATGTATAAGGCACAAAATGGTACTTAGACGTAATAATCTTATATTATATAGAAGCTAAAATTTCGCTTGCAAATAAGGCACAAAATGTTATAATAAAAGTATCAGATATACAAGGAGGGTAAACAATGCCAGAAGATAGAAAGACAACAGAAGCGCAAAGAAAAGCAGTATATAAATATGATGATAAATTTGAAAGGGTAAACTGCCGTTTTGAAATCGGAACAAAAGAAGCTATAACAAAAGCAGGGTATAAAAGCGTAAACAATTTTATAAAATTAGCTGTTGCGGAAAAATTAGAACGTGAGAAAAAAATACTTGGATAAGGCACAAAATAAGTATTAACACATAAGGCACAAAATTATATAATATAGATAGCAAAAAAGCCCTAGGAAATTATCCCGGGGCTTTTATAATGCTTATTTATGGCGGCTTTTGGAGAGATAGCGCATAATATACGCCCATTAACAGCCAACCGCCGAAGCTGTTATAACACATATAACATAGTACGCATGAAGCTGTCAAGAGAAAAAATTATATTTTTTTGCACTTGACTTTCGGCTCGATAGTACGATATACTCACACCAACGACGGCCGCGGGGAACTCATGGAGGGGTAGTTATTGCAAAATCGTCTGCACCTGAACAGAATAAAACAGCATCTAACAAGCCAGATCAACCAGGCATTGTAGCCCGGTAAGGTCTGGCTTTTATTATGTTTAATTATATATTATATATAATATATCTTTTACCCCTCCATAGATTCCTAAGACTAGAGTTTATTAAAAGATATGCTATACAGTACCGTATAATAATATATATAATATAAATATAAATGAAGATTATAATATAATACCACAAATATTATTTATTAATTAGTGACAAAATAAAGGGGTTTATTTTATGCAAAATTAAATTTGACAAGATATTAAAAACTGTGTTAAGGTATCAGCAACAAAGAAAACAGAATATTTTATTTTAAGTTTTAGAGAATGTACCCGAACACCCGGAAGTTTTCCGGGAATAAGCTTTACCTGGTGACATTCTCTTTTTTTATTTATAAATTAACGTGTTAAAGTGAGGTGATAATATGAAAGATAATACAGTAAATGTACAAGACGTAGATATCTATTTAGATAATATTAATATATATGCTGATGAGTATATAAATACTGTATTATGTATATCACCAGATAACGAAAACTATAAGAAAGAAGTATCAGATAGCTTTGTAGATATGATTTTTTATATTGCAGATCATATACAAAAGCCAAGTAATGACAATATAGAGCTATTAGATAAAATGTTTAATACTTATGTGAGATTATGCAGTAAATATCATGTATTACCAACCCTAGAAGTATTTAGCTTTTTAGTTGGGATTAATCGTACAACGTTTACTGACTGGATGAATGGAGTGTATAGAACAAACTCATCACATGGTGACACGGCTAAAAAATGGTTTGATATTTGTAAAAACTGTGCAATTAATAGACTGCATAACCAGACCGGAACAAATGCGAATTTGATATTTGTTGCAAAAGCAGCCTATGGCATGGCAGAAACGGCACCAGTACAAGCAACACAACAGTACGGCGTACCACAGCAGACCGCGCAGCAGATCGCAGAGAAGCACAGAGCCGCTTTACAGCTTCCAGAGATGGAAAAGCCGGAGTTGTAAAGCCTGTAAGAACACAGAAACAATAAAAATGTACATGAGGGACGGACAAAATGCAGTAAACGCATGGGATTATGCAACATGTACAGTAATAACGATTATAATTGTGCATAATGTATAGAAAAATAAATAGATCTATAAGACAAATCTGTGTTTATCAAACAGACCGAATATTCTGACAATATAAGACGCTGGACGGCTCAGCAGGACGCCCAGGGAGGGGGGTATATATAAAACCCTATACAGGCTGAATGAGTAACCCGAATAAAGAACCTATTGTGTTTTGTCCTACATATATAAGGAATGATGATATGACAAAAGGAAGACCAACTACAGACCCGAAGGGCGATTCAATAAGAGTTCGAGTAAATGATGATATGAGAATGCTTCTTGAAAAGGAATCTCTTCGATCTGGAAAAAGTATTTCACAAATTATTAGAGACTTGATAATGAGTTATTTGATCTAGAAAGGAATCCGAAGATGAACAGTGTTAAAGAACTAGTTTCATACGGTATTGATGAAAAGACTGCAAAGAATATGATTGCCAGTTTTCAAAACAAAGTAGGAACTATAAATGGCGATTACGAAATTGTTGATATAACATTTCATCCGGGAACAAGGATAAGGAAAGTCACATTAAGATGCACTAAATGTGGTGAAACAATTTATCGAGACATGATATGTGGCAGAAATAAATGGTCTGAACTAATAAAAACTTGTAAAAAATGCAAAATTACTGAAAAGAATAAGGCTGTTGAAAAATTTCAAAAAAGTAAAAAAGACCTTTTAGAATCTGAAATAGGGAAAATTTATGGTGATTATAAGGTCATCGGAATAGTAAACGGATCGCCAGATAAATTAAAGCTTTCATGCACTATATGTGGAGCAGAAAAGACAATATCTTTTACTAGAGTACAAACCGGAAAATGGACGAATCATAGATGCACAAAACATTATTCATGCGTCAAATACGATGAGTCCTATATAGGAAAACGTTTTGGATTTCTTACGGTAATCGGAATAAATGAGCCAGGAGAAATTAAAAGATTTAAATGCCGTTGTGATTGTGGAAACACAAAAAATATACGACCTATAGAATTAGTTTCTGGAGAAGTAAAAAGCTGTGGATGTTTCCATGATGAATTTTGCAAAACTCACGGTGGAAGTAAAGAAAGACTATATCGTGTTTGGCAAGATATGAAGCGTCGTTGCGAATCCCCTCGAGTAGAGGGATATAGGAATTATGGTGGAAGAGGAATTAAAGTATGCGAAGAATGGCATGATTATTCAATTTTCCGAGAATGGGCTTATGCGAATGGATATGATGAAAACGCTCCTTTTGGCGAATGCACAATTGACCGAATAGACGTAAACGGTAATTATGAGCCAAATAATTGCAGATGGATAACCAATGCGGAACAGCAAAAAAACAAAAGGCCTTCATCTGAATGGAAAAAACGTGAAAACGTAAAGAAAACAGCATTAATTTTGTATGATGGGAAGATGATTCCTAAATCTGATCTTTGTAAACAATGTGGAATTTCTGTTGAGACTTTTAATTACAGGTATTTGCACAAGGGAATGTCTATTGAGGAAGCGCTAAAAACTCCCAAAATGACAGAAGGTCGCCCAAGAAAGGAAAAGTGCTCATGAAACCAAACCCACAATCCGAATCCATCCGCATCCGATTTTCCGAAAAACAGAAAAAAAGGCTCCTGGAAGAGAAGAACCGGACTGACAGGAGCGTATCGGATATTGTAAGACAGGCAGTTGATGAATATTTCGGGAGGAAAAGACGTGCTTAAATTTTTTTCAAAAAATAAAAAAGGCGTTTCAGTTCCAGAAGAATACGAAAAGAAATTCCCGAATGCAGATACCAAACGCATAAGGAAAGACAATATAGTTGTTCATTCGAGTGGAATATGTGCAGATGGGAAATTTTACAACACAGAAAATGCAGAAAAGATATTTACCGATAATATTGACTGCGACCATTACGGATATACATGTTATTCAGAAAAGACTTATTTTTTAACAGCAAAGGGAAATTGGTTTTCAGCATTTACAGTTATTAATGGCTATAGAGAAGAGAACCAAGAAGAAAATACAATAACAACGTGGGTACATATTGCTTATGGCTCTTTGCAAGTTGAAGACAAAGAAAATATAAAAATATTATTGGGAAGGAAAGACATTGACCTTTACAAGAAATATTTCGGGGAGGTGGAAGAAGGATGATGAATTATTTTTTATACAGTATTGGGAATGATGTCCGTTCATGTGAAAAAGAAGAGTATATTCCAAGAGATGCTACTGGAATACTTAAAGTACAAAATGGAGAAGTATTTTCAAAGGAAAACGGAGAATGGAAAAAGTTATCCATGCTATACGCACCAATAAGTGATAACAAGGATAGTCTTCCCGAATCCCCCATTGATGTAGCGTCTATGCTTATCAATGCCACAGTAACTAACGAACTACCGACTGAGAAAATTCCACTGTCTTCATTATTGGAGCAGAAAACATGGGAAATTCCAAAATACAACATTCTACAGTTGGAAGAGATTGCGAAACACCTCCTTCTCTACTGTGAAACTAAAAGAAAGGGGCGCGAAGATGTCTTTAGTAAAAATCACAAACCCCAACCCCAATGATTGGCTCGGCACAAAATATTTCATTGATGGAAATGAAGTTCCGAGAGTAAGATCAATAAATTTCCATACCGCAGTATATGAAATTCCAGTATTTGAGTTTGAAATGATGGCTGTTCCAGACATTGAAATGGAGTGCTTGGCACAAATTAGTGTCACTTCTCAATCAATTACTGACGCAATTTCAGTTTTAAGGCACGAACTGCTACAACACGGAGAAATTTACAATGGATTCAAAGCAAGCCTAAAATCGGCTTTAGAATCCTACAATTACTGTGGAATGCCATTTGAGCCAGAAGAAGAGATTGCAGAAAAGATTTTGAATTTCTTAATTGGGGAGGAAAAAGAAAATGAATGCACTTAATGTAATCGGAACAGCTGTAAATCTTGCATTTTTCGTTCTGGTTCTTGCTGGAACTTTAGCCATACTGGACGAAGAAGGAAAGACAAACGTAATACAGATTTTATTCTGCATTTGTTTAGAAATATGTTTCGCACTTAATATTTTTTTAATCTGCACGAGGTAAAGGAGGATATAGAAATGAAATTTTCAGAAGCATTAAAACTTATGAAACAGGGAGCAAAAGTGAAACTTCCAGGATGGAATGGTTACTGGTGTTGGGACGATGAAAAACAGACGATTATGATTCATTGCAGACCAAAAGATTCCGATCAAGGCCAGGGAGCAGTTCTCGATATCCGTGAAACACAGAGAGTAGAATATACTTTCATGCACACACAGCGAGATGACTGGATGATTGCTGATGAGAATAACTGTGGTGTTCTTGGTGGTCAGTCAACATTTGGATTTGGTGACGCTATCCGTTATCTGAAAAGAGGACTTAAAGTGTCTCGTAAAGGCTGGAATGGAAAGAAACAGTACATTCAGATTGCCACTGGAATTTCATATAAGACTGCTGATAATGAAATTGTAAATTGTGAACATGATGCAATCGGAAACAAAGCCATTGCTTTTGTCGGAACATCTGGCGTACAGATGGGATGGCTTGCATCTCAAGCAGATATGTTAGCAGAGGATTGGATTTTTGCAGAATAAGAGGAGAACCCCATGTATTTACCGATTCCAATTGGAATTATCCCGATTGAATTAATCGAAAGGGTTAAATTCATAAAAGCACAGCTTCGACTTAATCCATGTAGGTTCGGGAAAGCCTATGAAAGTGATAAGTCGAGGCATCCAGAGTAGCGTAAGCTCTTATTGATGAATACGCCAGGAATTATTGAATATTTAGAAAAAGAAAATTTCCCTCCTGGAAAAGAGTAATCAGTAAGAGCGGAAAGTTTATATACTTGTTTAGCTTAATATCACGACTTCCCCGGTTTTAATGGTGCGCCGGGGTTGATGGGCTATCGCCAAACGGTTAAGGCACAGCACTTTGACTGCTGTATTCGCTGGTTCGAATCCAGTTAGCCCAGTTTGCGGTTTTGCTAACGCCGCAAGTTCATTTTATAACACTCTTTTCTGAAATCTAAAAGCGTTTCAGAAAACCTTTGTTGCGGTTGGTGGTCAAGAACTGCAACAGTGCCGGATTGTTTGTCATGGCGGTCAAATAATTCGGTATCTTAGGAAGCTTAGTTCAGCGGTAAGAGCAACGGCCTCATAAGCCGTAAGTCCTGGGTTCGAATCCCAGAGCTTCCATTTCTTCTAAATGCCATTCATCCGTAATATGGGTGGAAAAAACTTCCAGTTGAGCGTGTGGATTAGGTAAATTTATAGGTGCGATACGGCGTAGCCTAAATGGATCTGATTTCCCGGCTGGTATATCTCGGAGTTAAAAACATTAACGCAGCGCACGTTAATAAAAGGAGTTTTCAAGAGATGCCGTTCAAAGACGCATAAAAATATCCAGTGAATCTACAGCACTAAAACTTGTAGATAGTGGAAAGCATAACACGATAAACCTATTGCTAACCCGGTTTTTCCGGGTTCCGGCAGGATAGAGAAGTGGAATCTCGCAAGGCTCATATCCTTGAGAACGGCGGTTCGAATCCGTCTCCTGCAATTCCATCTACCAGGTGTAGATAGGATATCTTACTTTAGCATAGCTATTGTTAGTTCTTGCACATAAATGCGGATGCGTTTGTGTGCATTCGTGCAGGCATATAGACGCAACTCACTAGCGATCTTGTGCAAAAACTTTTTAGAGAGATAAGACCAATGCCCGTGAGGAGTGGTAGTCGGGGATTCTAAAAAAATCATCTAGTTTAGCGTTTTATGATGAAAAAAGAAACATAGCTCAGTGGTAGAGCAATGATATTGAATATCATGTGACACAGGTTCGATTCCTGTTGTTTCTATCTGGCAAATTGCCATTGCCAGAAGTTGCATTTTCCCCCTTAAAGTTCCAGTGTTTCTCGTTGGGAGATTTATGCCGTTCAAGTCGGCACACTGGATTTTTTTTAACAAGAGGTGTTTATGGAAGAAAAATGTTGCAAGAATTGTAGAAAACATGATGACTTCACATGGGCTTGCTTCAATGGTGATAGCAAATATTGCGCAGACTTTACAGAGCCAGAGTGTTATTGTGAGTTTTGGGAGAGAAAAGAAGATGGAGATATGTGGTAAAGAAATAAAAGATGAATGCTCACACTGCGGGAATATCCTCGAATGTGAGTTGTTTCGCCAGGGGCATGGAATAAAACAGGAACGTGAAAACATAGCTAAAATGATCGCCTGTCAGATGAAACACAGACAGAAGAGGGAATTTGAATGCTAAATTTACTTGATAAACGCAATTGCCCTGTTTGCGGTGGAATATTGAAATGTGAAAATGCCGATTTCACAAACCCTTTTATAGAAAAAGGACTCTTTTTAAATGTGACATGGCAATGCACCAATTGCGGCGCTGAATATACTGCAAAACTTGAATTAACTTCAAACGGATATGATGTGCAAGACCGTGAAGCACATATTGATGTAGAGGATAATTTTTCAGCCGAAAAAATTTATGCTTGGAAGAGACAATTTTCGAAGACAGAGGTGGTAAATATGAAATTTGAGGATATGGCAAACTGGACAGAAGAACAGTTGAAAAATGAAGTTGTTCGTTTGGCTGATGAATGCGAGAAAAAACAGCATATAATCCTGGACTATAAAGCTTTATCGGAGACACTTAACCAAAAGCTTCTTGAAAATGATAACTGGAAGATTCCGATTGATGGAATTGAAAATGTAGATACTGGTCATCCATCTATAGAATGGTATGAACAACGCCACCAGGATGACTGTATTAGAATCAACGAGTTAACTGTTACTGTTGACACATTGGTTGACCGATACGCTAATTTAAGGAAAAACAAAGGGATATGCTGATATGGGCGAAAAGGAAGAATTAAAGCATTTCTTTACATGTAATGGTGAAGTGATTGAATAAATACCAGAGATTTCAATTTCGGATGGTGCTTTTGTTATCGAAGGCGGTATTCTTCACAGAAATGAGGACGGTACACTTTGTAGCATAGGAAAGCCGTTAAGTATTGAATTTGAATGTAAATTAAGTGATGAACTATTTTGGACACTATTTGCCCCAAATCGAATAAACAAGAACAATTTCCGTAAAATGCATGGCATTCCGAAACGGAGGAAAATTAATGGATCAAGAAAAAATAAGCATTGAAGAAGCCATGAAAATTGGTTTTAAGAAAATACCAAATAACTGCTTAAAAATGAATAAAAAGCCAAAATTTAGACAAATTGCTGGAAGAAAAGGGAAACGGAAATTTGATAATGTTTTTAAATCTGTTGCGCGGCGAATGATAAAAAGGGCAGCCAAAGAGGGAAGACCAATAAAGCATAAAAGAAATAGAAAGGTAAATAAATGAGCATTAAGTCAGCATTAGAATCCGAAGGAATAGATTTTTCTGAATACATGAACCCACCCGAACCGTGGAATGGACAGGCATTATTGAGGAATATCAATGGAGTGAAATACGCCTGTTGCCCTTTTTGCCAAAAGAAAGCACTTCTGATTAGCCCAAACACGAAGATTCAGCACTTGAAGTTAAAATGCAAGGGTAGCAACTGTAAGAAAGAGTTCGAGGTGAATGTATGAACACAAAACGGATTAAATGTATTTTGACAGGTGGATGCAAGTTCAAAAGTTCGGATACAGAATCGAAATGCAATGATAAAGAAAAGACTTGCACCATTACAGAAACTTGCTACAAATGTGGGAAGAAGTACACTGCCGTATTTACCTACAAACAATTAGGGATTCCAGTGAGGTGAATGTATGAATTGGTTTAAAGAAAAATGTTCCCACCTATATGAGGAAATTGGGAAATGCTATGACAGAATAGATTACGGAAATGGTACTCATATAAATGCTTATATTGTAAAAAAATGCAAAATATGCGGAAATATTACAGCCAAGACTGTATATTCAAATGAATTTACAAGGTATACATCTCCTGTAAGAGTTGATGATTGTGTAAAAAAACTGATAGCTAAAGGATATGTTGACAAGGTTGATTTCTTTTTGGAACACGAAAATGATAATATACCGTGGAAATAAATGGAGGTCTATTGAGTGAAGAAGGCAAGAAAAATATGTTGGATAATTGCGAATTTCATAATATTCAAATGGGTAGCAGATTATTTGATAGCCACAATTCAAATGATGATTGAAAATCATTGGGGATTTTCTGCAGTACCATTATTGCTCATGGCAGTATTCGCAGAATGGAAAGTAATTGAAAATATTTTTACGGAATTAAAAAGATGATTTTATCAAGAAAGGATATGTATGACAAAACAAGAAGCGGTAGTAGTTGAAACCTACACAGGAATTTGTATGCTTACAGGGGATGACCGAAGACTTGCATACGAATACGCAGAAAAACTTTTAGGTCATCCGATATATACACATGAATTCCCGAAGTATGCTGATAAGTTGAAAGAACTTAGCAAGCCAGATTTTATTGAAATTTGTAGAAAGTTAGGTGATTGAATGAATCCAGTATTTATATTTCTAGTGATATGTGGAGCGGCAGTAGTATGGTTCCTGCTTTACAAATTATTTCAACCACTAGGTAAATTATTGAACCACATTGGCAGAAATGCTATTGATGAGTTAAATAAAGACGAAAGTCAAAAAGAGGAGGATAATAAATGAAAAAGGACTTTTAGGTGGAATTGGATTAGCTGTTGTAATCATTGCAGGACTTATATGTGTTGCAAAGTGCAGTGTGAGAGTTCCGGCTGGTTACATTGCGGTAGAGTACAAAATGAACGGAGGAATCTCTAAGAATGTACTTACACAGGGATGGCATGTGATTTCACCAACAGTAAAAACTTCACTGTATTCCGTTGGAATCGAGCAGTCTTATCTTACATCTGAGGATAAGGGCGATTCTCCAAAAGATGAAAGCTTCAAGACACCAACAGCAGATGGTAAATCGCTTCAAGTTGACCTTGAATTTTCTTATAAATTCGATCAGAGCAGAGTAACTGATGTATTTACTCAGTTCAAAGGTCAATCCGGGGAATCTGTGAAAAATACTTTTATTAAGCCTAAGATGAAAGCATGGACGCAGGAAGTAACTGCGAAGTATCCAGTAACAGATGTTTTCGGTGATAAACGCCAGGAACTGAATGAAGCACTTGACGAATATCTTAAACAGAAGTTTGAGCCATACGGAATTATTATTGATACAGTAAACTTTACTTCTATTTCCACCGATGATGAAACACAGGCTGCAATTCAGAAGAAAGTGAACGCTCAACAGGAGCTTGAACTTGCTAACATTGAAGCTAAAACAGCAAAAGTACAAGCTGATAAAGATAAAGAAGTTGCACTGATTGCTGCCGAACAGGAAAAGGAGAAAGCATCTATCCAAGCGGAACAGGCAAAGATTGATGCAGAAGGAAAAGCAGAAGCAATTAAGATTAAAGCTGAAGCTGAAGCTGAAGCAAATAGAAAAATCGCAGAATCTCTTACTCCCGAACTGATTGAAAAACAGAAAATTGATAAATGGAATGGTGAAGTACCAAAAATTCAAGGAAGTAACACTTCTACCATCGTAGATACAAGAGATATGACAGCTGATGAGAATGCTAAATAATAAATAAAACAGTCAAGAGAGCCACATGAGAGCCAGACTAAATCCTAAAAAGAAAGGAGGTCTGGCTCTATTTTTATGGGAAAAATTACAGAAGGCTCGCTCGAATGGTATCGGGCAGTGCTGAATCAGATTATCAGCAGCGACATGACAATCTATCAAAATCAAAAAGATTGCCTTGATTTGCTCTTAAATATGAATATTGACCTTCCTTTCAATAAGAATCAAGAAGCACGGAAAATGGCTATGAAAGTAAGTCAATACTCACATAACATAGCAGGGAAGTGTGCTGCATTAACTGGAAGTGGTAATTTTGACGATATCTACTGGCAGTATTTGCTACTGGAAGCGCCACATTTATTTGAAAGTTACTTGCTTTATATGGAAAAAAATAGACCGGACAGCAAGAAATTTTATATTCCACGAAAAAAAACACTACATGTAGTAGCCAAAGACCTACAAGATTTGGAAGAAAGAAAGATAGAGTTTTACGGCTTATCACTTCCGAGCCGTGTTGGAAAATCTACTATGTGTATTTTCTTTATGTCATGGATAATGGGAAAAAGACCGAATAGCCATAGTGCCATGGGCGGTCATTCTGGAAAACTGGCAAAAGGATTCTACGGAGAACTTCTTAACCTCATTAATACACAGGAATACAACTACAGTGAAATTTTTCCGCAATCGAAACTTCAAAAACAGAGTGCTGATGATTTTGAAATAAACCTGGACAAGCCAGACCGATTTGCAACAATGACTTGCCGTGGTATTGAAGGTACTTGGACAGGTGCCGTTGACATTTCTTCCGATGGGTATTTGTACGTGGATGACCTTGTAAGAGATAGGCAACATTCATTAAGTCCTACCCGATTAGAAAACACATATCAAGAATATCTAAACAAGATGGTTGACCGTAAGATTGATGGTGCAAGAGAACTTATGGTTGGAACCAGATGGAATTTATATGACCCTCTTGGAAAAATCGAGAAGCTAAATCGGGATAATCCAATGTATCGGTTTAGAAAAATTCCAGCTTTGAACGATGATGGTGAATCCAATTTCGATTATGAGTATGGCGTTGGATTTTCAACAAAATATTATGTTGATATGAAAGCTAGGTTAGACGCTAACGAATGGGAAGCCAAATATCAGCAAAAGCCCTTCTTGCGTGAAGGAATTGTGTTTGCAGCTGACGAATTGAGATATTATAACGGCGTTCTCCCAGAAGGTGGATTTGTTAAAAATGTTTCTGCTTGCGATGTTGCGTGGGGTGGTGGCGATAGCTTATCAATGCCAGTGGGTGCAGAATACGAAAATGGAGATGTGTATATATATGACTGGATTTTTAGCACAGCGCCAAAAGAAGGAACATTGCCATTAGTTGTTGGAAGAATCATGGGAAATAATATTCAATCTATCAATTTTGAAGCAAATAATGGTGGAGATATGTATGCCTATTATGTAAATGAACGCTTGAAAGAACATAAATACGCTTGCAGCACGACAAGTACAAAAGCACCTTCAAAACAAGCAAAAAAAGAAAAAATAAATCAATATTCCGGGGATGTTAAGCAAAATTTTATATTTTTGGCTCCGAAATATCAAGATAAACAGTATCAAAAGGCTATGGATGAATTAACTACATTCGTCTATATTGGTGATAATGAACATGATGACGCTGCCGATGGAGTTACGCAGCTTGCAATAACGCTTGCCGGCAAAAGATTTGCAGAAGTAAAAGCAACCAAAAATTTTATGTGGGGAAGGAGATAGAGTATGATGACTACAGTTCAATATTTACGCCAGATTGAAAATTATGATAACAGAATCAAAAATAAGCTTATCGAAGAAGAACAGCTCAGTTCTCTTTCCACAAGTGTATCTGCAATTCCTGTTGGAGAAAAGGTACAAACTTCTGTAAAACGTGATCCGATGGGAGATATGATTGCGAAGATATTTGATCTGCGAGAAGAGATTTCAGAAATGATATCTGAATTTTTACAAAAAAGACAAGAAATAGTCCGAACCATAGAACAGGTTGAAGATCCATTACTATATGACATATTATTTAAGCACTATGTTGAGTACAAATCTTTGGTTCGCATTGCAGATGAGATGGGTTATTCAGAGATTCACATTAAAAAAAAGCATTTAAAAGCCATAGCAGAAATAAAAAAGATAAAAGGTTTCGAAAGATGATACCGAAGTATACTGAAAAATACTTTTAATATGTGTAGAATATAAAGTAGAGCATTGGATTAAAACATCCAGTGCTTTTTATTTTGCAGAAAGGATGGTTCGGCTCGTGAGAAATACAATGAATTTTGTAGATTTATGCCGAGGTGATTTCGGGCGAAAAGTAGCCTACACAGGCGTTGACCGAATCACTCCACAAAATGTAGTAAAGGTAGTATCTGATACTATTGGCATACATAATAGAAATCGAACATTGATTGATTACTTGTATCGGTACATGAAAGGCGATCAGCCGATATTATACCGAAACAAAATAGTCCGTCCAGAAGTTAATAACAGAGTGGTTGAAAACCACGCATTTGAAACTGTGAAATTTAAAGCTGGACAGATTTGCGGGGAGCCAATCCAATATGTATGTAAAAAGAAAAATGCAGACGAAAAAATAAATGAGCAAGTTGATTTGCTGAATGATTATCTGGATGAAGCCAATGCAGATGCAAGAAACATCCAGAGAGCAATATACCAAAGTGCAACAGGAACTTCTTATAAGGCTATTCTGAAAGAAGAGGACTGGACAGAAAACGGAGATTTACCGCCGTTTAGAATCTTTATTCCGTATCCTGGTGATTGTTACATTGTATATTCGCAGAGGAACGGAAAACCAATGCTGTCCGTTCAGATTTTGAAGGATGAAGATGAGCAACAATACTACTTATGCTATTCAAAGAAACAGTTTTTCAAAATCACGAATGGAAAAGTAACCGAATATGGCATCAACGGTTTTGGAGGAATTCCTATTGTTGAATGCCCGAATAATCATGACAGGCTTTCAGATGTTGAAATTGCAATCACCTTATTTGATGCAATTAACAAATACCAGTCTGATAGATTAAATGGCGTTGAACAGTTTGTGCAAGCCTTTATGAAGTTCAAGAACTGCGAGGTAGATGAAAACGAGTTTTTGAAAATGGTAAAACTTGGTGCCATCTCTGTAAAAGATACTGGAAATGGCTGTCAGTCAGATGTTGAACTGATGACCGCTGAATTGAATCAATCAGAGAGCCAGGTTGCAAAGGATGATATCTACAATAACATGCTGATTGTGGAAGCAATGCCAAACCGCCAAAGCAATAGCGGAGGTGATACAGGAAATGCTGTATACCTTCGTAATGGATGGGACTTCGCAGAAAGAGATGCAAAATTGGTAGAAGCATTCACCAAGGAAGCTGAAAAGGAATCTGCTAGAATTATTCTGAATATTATCCGTGGTACATCAAATGATGTTAATATCTCAACCAGAGATTTTGATGTAAAGATAACCAGAAACCCAACAGACAATATGCTTGTAAAAGCACAGGCACTCGATTATCTGTTTAAAAATAAAATTCATCCGCTTATTGCACTGATTACTTGCGGTTTATTTAGTGATCCGCAGAAAGTCTACGAAATGAGTTTACCGTATCTGGGAACTATTTACCCGGAACTGGCAGACCCGGAAGCGGAAATGCAGAAAGCACAGCAATTACTTGACGGAAAGTTTCAAAATCCGTCCAAAACAGAACCAATGGCAAATTCTCCATCTAACGAAGAATGAACCAAATTTCGATTATTTAAGGAGTTTTAGAGAAATCTAAGGCTTCTTTTTTAATACCCAAAATCAAATAAATTGCAACAGCCCGTGAGCGTAAATCGGGTACAGACCATGTGCGGAGCGAACCGTGTTGAAAAAGCGTATTGGACTGGAAGAAAGGAGATTTCAATGACAAGAGAACAGGCAAAACAGGCACTTATCGGTATGGGAGTTGCAGAACCTTCCGAGGAACAGGTTTCTAAGCTTCTTGATTCTATTTCTGCTGAAACTAAGAAAGAGAAAGACAAAAATGTTTCTCTGAAGGAAAAAGCTGAAAAAGCAGATTCCCTGGAAAAAGAGTTGGAAGAGTTGAAAAAGCAGAACATGACCGAAGCAGAACGGCTAGAAGCTGAACGCAAGAAAGAAAAGGAAGCAGTGGATAAGGAGTTAGCTGATTTGAAAGCTGCGCTTGCAGAATCCAACAAAAAAGCCCTTACCAGTGAAATTACTTCTATGTTCGCAAATGCAGGACTTTCAACCGAAACATACGCGAGTGCTATTAAAGCATACGCATCTGCACCGTATGAGAAACCAGAAGATGCAATGAAAGAAGTCGAAACTTTTGTCAAGGGAGTTTCCGAAGCAAATAAAACAGCACTTGATACCGCAAAAGCAGCTTGGGAGAAGGAAGCATTGGAAAACACTCCGAATCCGGGCGGTGGTAGTGGTAGCAAAGCTACAGTAAAAAGCGATGCTGCTGAATTTGCAAAAGCTTACTCAGCAAAAATGAACCAGGAAACTAAATCAGCGGACGATAACGCCCCTGTAAATATTTAAGTAAAGGAGATATAAATAATGGCTTTTATGAAAACAGAGCAGTATGAGTCCACTCCAAATATTCTCGAATCCGAGGTCGGACTTGTACTTAAAACCTACACAGCAGACCAGACAAATGCTGAAACAGTTGGAACTAAGAAAATTATTAAAGCAGGTTCCGTATATCCAACAAATGCGACAGGCGCAATCGGCATTGTATTTGAAGATGTTGATATGACAGATGATACCAAGAGACCAATTTCCGTGATTGTCGCAGGACGTGTTCTCGAAAAGAGACTTCCAGTAACAGTTGACACTACTGCAAAAACAGAGCTTGAAAAAGCCGGAATTGTTTTTGTAGTCACAGAAGACCCAGTATTTTAAGGAGGTATGACAAATGCCATTTAATGTATTAGAAACAATCACAGAGGAAGAGAGACTTAATTTCTCCCAGAGTTTTGATGTAAAAAGACCTGGCATCCTTGGTACCATTTTCCCAGATACAAAAACACAGTATCTGAAAGCAGAGTATTACAGACTTATGGCTGGACAGCGACTGCCAGAGGTAGCTTTTGTTCATGCACTTGATACTGAAGCAGAAATCGGTTCCAGACCTGGATTTGAAAAGGTATTGACCGAGAAACTTTTCATCAAGAGAAAAATCAATCAGTCTGAGCGATTACAGCAAGCAATCGAAAATGGTGTTCCAGATGACAATAATCTCAAAAAATTTGTATTTGACGATGCAGCCAATCTTTTTGAGGGCGTAGTCGCAAGAGCGAATGTAATGAAAGGCCAGTTCCTTTCCACTGGTATTGTAAAAATCAAGGAAAATCATGTGGATATGAGCATTGATTACGGCGTACCGTCCAGTGCAAAAGTAACAATGACAGACTGGTCTAAACCGGATGCAGATATCATGGGTGATATCCAGAAGATGGTTGCCGTCGCAGAAGACAATGGTTTCGTGGTAAACAAAGCTCTTACTTCTCTTAAAATGATTAACTACATGAGAAGCAATACTGCAATGCAGACCGCGGTTCTTGGAGCTGCAAACAAACGTCTTCTGACAAAACAGGAGCTTACAAATCTGCTTATGCAGGAGTACGGAATCACAATTGATCGCTGCGATGAAAAATATCGTTACAGAAAAGCAGACGGAACTCTGAAAACAGGAAGATACTTCAAAGAAGATGTATTTACTCTGTATGAAGCAAATGCAAATGGTTCCTTTGGTTCCGGTCTTTGGGGCGTAACACCAGAAGAACTTGAATACAGACAGTTTATCCAGGAAGAGAATCGTTCCTTTGTTACTCTTTCCATGTGGGCTACACCAGACCCAGTTGCAGTATGGACAAAAGCATCCGGTATGTTTGTTCCTGTTGCACCAAAAGCTAACGGCGGTATCGTTATCGGTACCAAGGCGGGGGAATAACCGGGCATAGTCTCGATGAAAACAGCCAGTCACCATCTGTAGCGAGTGTTTATGACGAATCGACACATAAGTATACAGAAAGCGAGTTGTCTAATATGACTGTATCACAGTTAAGACAACTTGCAAGTGATAACGGCTATGCCCTGACAGCAACTAATAAGGCTGGAATAATATCAGAGATTTTATCTCAGCAAAGGTAGGTGATTAAATGGACGAACAGCTTATAGAAGATTTGACAAATTATCTTGAAGATGATGCAGAAACAGCGAGGATGATTCCTCTTTCAGCAGAGAGGGCTATTCGTTCATTTAAGAAGAAAAGGAATTATCCTACATCTTACAGTGATGAGAAAATAAATTCCGATATGGAGAAATGCTATGATTGCATATTTGATTTGGCTCTTTTCTTTCTAGTAAAGCAGGGAGCTGAGTTTCAAGGATCACATTCCGAATCCTCTGTGAATAGAAGCTGGGATTCCGAAACTGAAATCTATGTAAATCATGGAGTTTTTCCATTTATCGGATTCTAAGATGGTGTGTGCGTGATACGTCAATCCTCCCACGTATCGCAGGGGTGCTTCAAATTAGGTGGGTAGAAGCAATATCTTAAAAATGGGAGTGATGGAAAGGAATAGCGATGGGATGTGAACACGAGTGTATCAACGAACACCGCTTGCAAGAATTGGAAAGTGCCGTCCATGAGATGAAAGAAAAGCATTCCAAAAGGGATGAAGGCTTTTTTAATCGTATCAATGCGCTAGAACAGAAAATTGCTTTATACAGCAACGATCTGGGACACATCAAAGATACAGTTGACGAAATGAACGACAATTTAAAAGCACTCATGGAAAAACCAGGAAAATTACAGGACAAAATTATTGCTTATGTCATAACTGGCATAATCGGTATTGTTTTAGGCTTTGCCCTTAAAGGCATTTTCCCGGTGTAATATTGATTCCACTAACAGGGAGGACGGTGGAATGGATAATTATAAAGACTTTTCGGAAGATGAAAGAATCTTCTATTTGCGTGAAGCTGGATTTGATTCCAGAGAAAAAGAGTTATTCCGATTGCGTGTTTACGAAGAAAAAACACTTGCAGAAGCTTCAGAAATCATGGGCTACAGCACAAGAACCGTAGACCGCATAAACAGAAAATTAAAGAAGAAAATTATGAAAGTTGCCCCGATGTATTGTCGGGGCTTTTCTTTGTATTCATAAAATGTGGCGTATTTATGGCGTTATCGTGGCGTGTTAATCAACCTCTTATTATTGTAAAATATAATTATAAAAACAAGGGAGGTTTGAGATATGCAGTATGGTAATCCGTATTTTGCACAACCATTTCAACAAATACAGCCGTATCAAGATAGATTAGCACAATTACAGAATAGTTATCAGCAGGCAATGCCATACGGACAGGCACAGATTCAGCAGCCAATACAACAAATGCCACAAGTACCACAAATCCCCATGTTGCAAGGACAGATGGTTGATGGCATTGATACTGTAAAGGCAAAAGATGTAGATATGTCTGGAAACCCTGTCTATTATCCAAAAACTGACGGTACAGAAGTTTACCGAAAACAGTTACAGGCAGATGGCAGAAGCCGAATTTTCACTTATAGACTTGTAAATGAAGGAGAACAACCAGAAAGCAATAACACAAATCAAGTTGATATTGTTTCGCTGATCAACCAACTTCGTGATGATGTTCATGCTGAAATTTCTGAAATTAAAGAATTATTGCCAATACAATCTGAACCGCCCAAGACACAGAAGGGAGGTAATCAGAGATGAATTTCAACCCAAACGCAATAATGAAACAAAGAATTCAGCAAATGATTTCTCAAAGGTTCGGAAGCGTTGATAATATGATGAACGATATGAGCAAATTTGCTGGAAACAATCCAACATTAAAAAATGCTCTTGATTTATACAAACATGGTGATACAGAACAACTACACCAAGTCCAGCAAAATATATTTAAAGAAAAGAATTTTTCTCCCGAAGGAATTTTAGAAAAATTTTTAGGGATGAAATAACTTCCCCATAATTGGGTGATTTAGAATCGCTACAATTTGGGATGACAGCCGCGGATGTCTCCTATTGTAAATAAAATTTAAGGAGACTAAAAACATGATGAATGGTTCAAATTATAGTCTTAGCGACATTGCAGCCGCTACAGGCTCTAATAACCGTGCAAACGACATGTGGGGCGGCGATGGTTTTTCCCTTATTTGGCTTGTCCTTATTTTCGCAATCTTTGGCTGGGGCGGTTTCGGCGGCTTTGGCGGCTGGGGCGGCAATGGTGGAAACGGTACAAATGGTGCAGGTTTCCAAGGATGGGCAACCAGAGCGGATATCAATGAGAGCTTTGCTCTGAATGATATTCAGAATGGTATCAGAGGTATTCAGCAGGGTATTTGCGATAGCACATATGCGCTTAACAATACCATGCAGAGTGGCTTCAATGGCGTGAACGTTGGAATGCTTCAAGGCTTCAACGGCGTTCAGCAGGCAATCAATGCTGATACTGTAGCCGGTATGCAGAATACCAATGCATTACAGTCTCAGTTAGCAAGTTGTTGCTGCGAGACCAGAGAAGCTATCCAGGGTATCAACTACAACTTGGCTACCAACACTTGTGCTCTCCAGAACACAATGAACAACAACACCAGAGACCTTCTGGAAAATCAGAATAGCAACACAAGAGCAATCCTTGATTATCTTTGCCAGAAAGAGACAGCAGACCTCAGAGCAGAGAATCAGGCACTTAAACTGGCGGCTTCACAGTCCGACCAGAATGCGGTATTACAGGCGGCTATGAACGCAAATACAGCAGAAATTCTCAGACGCACTGCACCGCTTCCGGTTCCTGCATATCCGGCAAGCAACTTGTATGGATATTATGGAAGCTGTGGATGTGGGGGAAACAACGGTTGTTGCTGATTTTATCATTGAATTAAATTAAAAATTGAATATGTACCGTTATTATGATATAATAAAATTATCATAGGAGGAACGGTGCATGGTTAATCAAGATTTAATAGGTCAAAAATTTGGGAAACTTACAGTTGAATCTAGCGCAGGAACCAATAAGTGGAAACATAGGTTATGGGAATGCAAATGCGATTGTGGCAATATTGTGATCGTAGACACATCTAGACTAAGAAATGGTCACACAAAAAGTTGTGGATGTTTACACCCAAAAGCGGAAGATTTGGCAGGAAAGCGTTTCGGAAAATTGACCGTAGTAAAGAAAATAGGCAGGAAAAATCGTTCTAATTATTGGCAATGTCATTGCGACTGTGGCAATGATGTCAATTGCTATCAATACAATTTAATGAGGGGAACAAGTACATCTTGCGGATGTTTGCGAAGTTATTACTCAAAACAAAGTAGAAACTGTCATGGAGAATCAACCGGAATTTTATATAAAAAATGGTCTTCGATTAAAACAAGATGTACTAACCCAAATGACCCGCACTATAAAGACTATGGTGGACGTGGAATTAAATTGTGTGATGAGTGGCAAGAATATTGGCCGTTTAGAGAATGGGCTTATGCGAATGGATATCAAGAAGACTTAACCATTGAGAGAAAAGACGTAAATGGAAATTATTGTCCCGAAAATTGTTGCTGGATTACTGGGTTTGAACAAGCCAGCAACAAAAGAAGAAGCGTATTTTTAGAGTACGGTGGGAAAAAGAAAACAATTTCTCAGTGGAGTAGAGAACTTGGAATAGGAAAAGAAACCATTGCGTATAGGGTACATGCCGGATGGAGTGCGGAAGAGTGCTTATTTGGTAAAAAGAACAGAACTGGAAATTCTAGCCCTAGAATGAATATCCCTGACTATTTATCTTAAAAGTAACAAAAGTTGTTGAACTCACCCTTAGAGGTTGACTAATTCTAAGAGGTGGGTTGCGGCTCACCTCTTATTGATTGAGAGGTAAAAAATATGGCATGTAAGAATGTTTGTAAGCTTTGCAATCACCTTGTGCTGTCTACTGCAATTGCATTCACAGGTGGAAATCTTGTGGTTACTATCCCGGAAGGAAGCTACAATAATGGAGAAAAATACTGCATTGTTTTAGCACAGTCCATTCCAAATACAACCACAATTACCGCCCCAGTAATGATTCAGATAGGAACAGGAACAACTTTATATCCATTGGAGAATCGTTGTTGCGCACAGGTAACAGCATGTGGCGTCAGAACCAGAACAAAATATGCAACCAGAGTTGCAACAAGCGCTACTGGTGGAGCGTTCAAAATGTTAGGGAATCCGGCTTGTAGTCCGAATAACAATCTGACTGCAATCAATGGTACAGCCCAAACAGCAGAAAATGTTGTACAGGCTGTGAAGAGGGGAGGTATCGTGAATGCATAAGACAGCAATGGAAATGGGAAAATGGGCCATGGAAAAAGCCAAAACACATGGATTTGATAATCTCAGTGCTCAAGACTGGGACGATTTGAAAGACTGCATGGAAGCAGTAAAGTGTGCGGTTTGTGCAGATAAAGATTACAGAATCGTGGAAGCTATGGATGAATGCGAACAGGAAGAAAAGTATCTTGGACGCATGGGATATGACCGTTACCGCTATTCAAATGGGCGTTTCGCTCCAAAAGGTAGGGGAACCAGAAAAGGTTATAGACCATATCTGTACATGGAAGATGATGACTGGATGGATGAGTATTTAAACAATCCAGAATTTGAGCACAATATGTACCGCATGGGATATCATCCAGACCGTAGTGATATGGAAATGGGTGACATGAATCGGAAGAAATCCAGATATGGCGAATCCTATGATAGATACGATGAGAATCGTAGGCACTATCATGATTCCAAAGACACGGAATCCAAAAGAAAAATGGATGATTCCATGAAAGAGTACACATCTGACATTATCCGTAATCTCACAGAAATGTGGTCTGATGCAGATGCAACTCTCAGACAGTCAATGAAAACTGACCTGACCAGACTTGTACAGCAGATGAACTAGAGCAATAAATGAATTAAGCCCTTGTCGCAAATTAATGCGGCAGGGGTTTTTTTCGTAGAAAGGATGGTGATAAACCATGCTACGACAATTCTACATGAATGGGGATTTATGGAGAGTGCAGTTTGTTTCATCACAAGATGATGTTTTAATTGACCGCACAGGGCAGAGGACACTTGCTGTATCTGATTACTCCACAATGACAATTTCGATTGTAAACAATCTAAATGGAGAACTTTTGAACCGTGTATTCATCCATGAGCTAGGACACTGTGTGATGTTCAGCTATGGTTTACTGCCAGAGCTTCACCGTATGATTAAGAAACGATATTGGGTGGACGCAGAGGAATTTGTATGCAATATTCTAGCAGACTACGGACAGTTTGTTATTAGAACAACAAGAGATATTTTAGGAAACCAATTTACATACGTTTCCCCTGTTGGAATGGAAAGGATGACTGCATGAGAGGATTAGTCCGTCAAAAGCAAAAAGTATATTGGTCACGAATAACAGAAAAAACAGAAGGATTAGACCGTATTAAAGTTTATGAGAAACCAGTTTTATACTCTTTTTCTGTATCATCCACCGCCGGAACACCAGAAGAAATCGCAGCCGGAATAGTGCCAGATTATGATAGGTACATTACAAGCTTTAATCGAAATTTTCATCCACAGGAGGCAGATATATTTTGGATAGATAGAATCCCGCAAATAAGCGAGAATGGAAACCTTATTTCGAATGAAAATGGAGAGCCCACAGTATTGCCAGACTACACACTAAAGAAGATTTTAGACACACAAAAAGGCAATATTGCTAGATACGGAATTTCCAAGAGAGGGAATGAAGATGGGTAAGACGATAAAGTGTACCTTATCGCAGAAATCAATTCGTAATGCAATTAATGAATTAAAGGCATACCAGAAAGATTTACAAAGAAAGAACGAGCTTTTTGTTAAGAGATTGTGCGAAGAGGGATTACAAGTAATTCAGACCACAATGGAATCCATCCCGGACGAAGAGAAAGGTTCATACTACACCGAGATAATCTATAATAAGAACGGTGACATTACAGGTGCATCTGTTAGGCTGTCTGGTGATAAAGTGTTATTCATTGAATTTTCAGCTGGTATCACATATGGTTCAAACAATTACCCTCTGCCCTCTGGTTCTGAATACGGAGTAGGTACATACCCCGGACAAACCCATGCATTTTCACCTTATGGATGGTGGTATACGGACGAAAGAAGTGGAGAAACACGCCATTCATATGGAAATAGAGCGTACATGCCTATGTATCACGCAGAACAAGCCGTTATTATTGCTGTTCGCAAAATTGCCAAAGAGGTATTCTCTTCTTAAAGAAGATACCATAATATACTGAATGATACTAAACAATTATGTTAACATTACAGTGTTAAATTGTAGCATAAAATGCAATGCATTCACTATAAAGGTGAGTGCATTTTTTATTGTGAGGTGACAGATATGCCAGACACAATAGAATCTCCTGTATTAGAAGTTTTTTCAAGATGGGGAGCGGCTGTTTCTAAGATTACTGGCGCAGACAATTATTCCATGGATGGGAGCGAGACAAATGCTTCTGGCAAAAAAGCATATGCACAGCTTTATATGCTTGGAAATCCAATTACGAGAGGTGACCTTGAAGGGGATGAATGCGCAACAATGCCATCATTTCAAGTAAATTGCTTCACATCTGGGAGTAAAGCATTAACCAGATTGTATGAATTGGACAAGATAAGTCACAAAGCTATGGTGAGCATGGGATTCCGTCGTACATATGGCCCGGAACCTATGTTTTTTGGTGACAGTGGAATCAAAAAGCTTGTGAGCCGATACAGCCGGATATATACAGGAAAATTACTTTGAAACCAATGAACGCATAGACGTTCTTTTTTTATGCTTAAAACGAAAGCGAGGTGAGATTATGGATCAGATTTTAAGTTATGTAAAGCCAGAATTACTTATTGTCGTTGTAGTTCTTTATTTTATCGGGGCAATGATTAAAAAGTCAGAGAATATTTCTGACAAATTTATTCCAATGATTTTAGGAATTCTTGGTGTGTTAATTTGCGGTCTTTATGTTTTTGCAACATCTACAGTTTCCGGTTCACAGGAAGCTGCAATGGCGCTGTTTACTGCAATTACACAAGGAATTATCGTTGCTGGATTAAGTACTTATGTAAATCAGCTTATTAAGCAGTCTGGAAAAGAAGAGTAGAAAGGCGGTGATCCGCTATCTCCCGGCACAGGGTTACGTGCATATTACCGATTTTTTGTTTGAAAAAAATTGCTGACCTTAAAGAGTTAAAGGTAGAAAGGAGAAATAATGAGCCGTTTAACAACATTAGGCGTGACTTTTGGTTATGGAGTTGAAACCGAAAAAGGCGTAAAGCCTACAACTTTTAAGCAACTTGAGCTTGCAAGCTCTATTGGTGGAATTTCACTTGATACAGAGCAGATTGACGTATCAGCATTGGAAGATTATATCACAAAATATGCAGCTGGTAGACAGGATACTGGTGGTACATGGGAAATCGAATTTATCATGGATCCAGATAAATCTGTTAAGCAGATTAAGGAACTTTATAGTGCATCTAAGACAGCAAAAGAAACTGGACTTGCAACATGGTTTGAGGTTGTTTTCCCGGATATGGCAGATGCATTCTTTATTACAGCTGAGTGTGGACGTGAGATTCCACTTCCAGAAGTTGGACAGAATGAAGCTGCAACAATGTCTATTTCCCTTATTATCACAGATTACAAGGGACTTGAAACAAAAGTTGCTCTTACAAAATCAGAATGATGTTTTTAATGGGAGGATTATAAAATGGTAACTTTTAATGTACATGGAAAAGAATATAAGGTTGTATTTGGATACGGACTTCTTACAAAAACAGATGTGCTGGATAAGGTGCAGGGGATTACAGATGGAAAAGAGAGAAGCCTTCAGAAGATGATTTCTCTTCTCCCGGAACTGCTTCTTGCCGGACTTCAAAAGAAGCACAAGGAAGAGTTTGGGTATGAAAGTGATTCTGAAAAAGAAGCTGCTCTTGATAAAGTCTGTGACCTTTTGGATGATTACGAAGATGAAGGAACTGAGGAAAATCCAAAAAGCGGATTTGATTTATACCAACTTCTCGACAAAGAATTGGAGAAAAATGGTTTTTTATCCGGGCTGCTGAATGCAGTAGCAGAAGCACAGGCAGTGGAGAAGAATGCAACGAAGCTTCCACAGGATCACAAAAAGAAAAATTAACTTTTCGAGAAGTTGTTTACCAAGAGATTCTTCCTTTGTACCTCTCTATTGGTGTATCTAAAGAAGAATTTATGGATTCCACCCCAACAGAGTTAAAGCCTTATCTTGAAGCTGAAAAGATACGGCAGAAGAGAAAAGACACTGAGCTTTGGCAAGCAGGCATTTATGAAACATCAGCCACATTCACAGCTGTTGCAAATGCTTTAATGGGAAAAAAATCCAAAGCAGAGTATTTAAAGAAACCTTTACTGGAATCAGCAGAGGAAGAAAAACGAAAACAGGAAGGTATTCTTTCCGAAGAAGAAAAGAAAAAGCAAAGAAACGCACTTTTGGCAAGCTTGCAACTCATGCAGGCGAACTTTGAGCTTAACCATGAAAAGGGCAGGCAGGATGAATAAGTCTTGTCTGCCCTTTATTTTTTTGTAAAAAAGGAGGGATAAATAAAATGGCTGACAATACCATTGATACCCTTGATATACAAATTAGCAGCAGCACGGCAAAGGCTGTTCGATCACTTGAAAACTTATCAAGAAAACTTGTAAGCGTAAACCAAGCATTAAACAATGTGAATACAGGTGGGCTACGCAATTATGCCAGAGATATAGGGCGAGTATCTGCATCCATAAAAACATTAAATGGTGTTAGAGTTTCCTTACCTAATCTTGGTGGTCTTACAAAGCAACTCACCAGCATATCACGTGTAAATTTTTCAGCATTGGATGGAAGCGGGAAATCACTTAAAGATTTTGCGTCTGGTTTATTGTCTATCAGCGGTTTACAGAATATTTCTGTACCCAAAATAGATACTAAAAATATTAATTCAGTAACAAAAGCTATTGAAAAGCTTGGAAAAGTTGATTCTTCAAATGCACAGCAAACAATTAACAGTATACAGAAAGTGGCACACTCTATGTCTGTTCTTAATACTGTTGATTTTAGTGGTTCAAAAGTAATCCAAGGAATTAATGCAGTCAAAAGGCTAATGGAAGTCAAAACGGATAATTTTGACACAACCACTTTGGATAAAATTGCAAATTCCATGAAAAGCTTTTCTGATCTCCCAGATGTATCTTCCAGCACCAACCGTTTTGTTTCTTCTTTGCAAAAACTTGTAAATGCTGGTGATAAGGCAAAACAGGTAGAAGTTGCACTTCCTGGGCTTGGAAAACAATTAAAATCTGTGATAAAAACGCTGTCCAGAGTGGGGGATGTTTCCGAACCAACTAATTTATTTGTACAATCCATCGGAAGACTGGCAAGTGCTGGAAACAAGACTAGCCAGACCGCTGGACAATTGCAAAATCTGGCGCAAGAAACAAAGAAGTTTTTCAAAGTAATGGAAAATGCTCCAAAAATCAGTGAGAATACCATCCGCATGACGGAAGCACTGGCGCAGTTGGCAAGTGCTGGCGGCAAGGTGAATACTGCAACAAATTCCATATCCAGTGCTTTTTCAAAATTATCATCTGGTACATTGAGTCTTGGAAATCTTGTAAGTAAAACTGCTTCTAAAATTGGTGGTGGCATAAAAACTATCATTGGTGGGTTTCAGCGTATTGGAAGCGGTAGCTCTGGACTGAAAACTGCATCCTTTAATCTGAGCGCACTCTTTAAAACTGCAATTGGATTTAAGGCAATCCAAGGTCTTGTTGACTTTGGAAGAAGCGCAGTTGATTTAGGCTCTCAAATTACAGAGGTTGAAAACGTTGTAGATGTTGCGTTTGGCAGCATGTCTGATAAAGCTTATCAATTTGCATCCACAGCAAAAGAACAATTTGGATTATCAGAATTGGCGGCAAAGCAATATTCTGGGACCATGATGGCAATGATGAAATCATCTGGTGTTGCGCAAGATGCAGCTTCTAAAATGTCAATTTCTCTTGCTGGATTAGCCGGGGATATTGCATCATTTTACAACATTGATACAGATACTGCTTTTCAGAAAATACGTTCTGGAATTTCCGGCGAAATTGAGCCTTTAAGACAATTGGGCATTAATTTATCCGTTGCAAATATGGAGGCTTATGCTCTTTCAAGGGGAATTACAACATCTTATAATGCAATGTCCCAAGCTGAAAAAGTTGCTCTTCGATATAACTATTTAATGTCAGCCACAGGCGATGTGCAAGGAGATTTCGCCAGGACATCTGGCACCTGGGCGAACCAGGTTCGTTTACTCACTCTGAACTTCCAGTCACTTTCCGCAGTGATCGGGCAAGGTTTGATTGCTGGTATTCTTCCTGCTATTCAAGCTCTAAATGCGCTTATGTCAAAACTTATGCAAGCTGCGAATGTATTCCGCAACTTTATGTATGTTTTGATGGGAAAGAAGCTTAAAGGTTCACAGACTGGTGTTAGTGATGTTGTATCTGATCTGGGTGGAATTGAAACGGCTGTGGATGATGCTTCTTCTGGATTGGATGACGCTACATCATCTGCAAAGAAGCTGAAAAAGGCACTTTCTGTATTACCATTCGACCAATTAAATCAGCTTGCTGATAACTCAAACGATTCCGGGACTGCATCTAAAAGCCTTGGTTCTGGACTTGGCGATTTGGCTGATAGCTTTGCAGGAATACAAGATTCCTTGGACGAAGTTTTGACTGTCGATGAAACACCTATTAACAAATGGGCTTCCAAAATTAGAAAAGCATTCCTGGCGAAAGACTGGGAGGGTGTAGGAACTACTATTGCCGATATGCTTAATCTCGGAATGAGCAAGGTGTATGAGGTTATTAACTGGAAAAATGTTGCCCCGAAAATAACTGAGTTTACAGACGCATTTACAAGAGCATTCAATTCATTAAATACCAGACTTGATTTTGACTTGCTTGGAAGAACTATCGGGACGGGAATCAACACAGCTGTAAATACTCTTAATCAGCTTATTGGTGATGGCGGTATTGATTTTGGATTAATCGGCAGAAATATTGGTGATGGGTTAATCGGCGCACTGGATGAAATCAACTGGACTAATCTGGGTGAATTGCTTGGAAATAAGTTTATGATTTCCTGGAAAATGCTATCTGGATTTGTAAAACGTATGTCAGAAGAGGACGGCGCTGGTGTAACTGGTTGGGATAAGCTTGGTAGTTCACTTGGAAAAGCTTTAAATGGCGCTGTGTCCAAAATTTCCATGAAGGATATTGCAGATTCTTTATCTGGAATTTTAAATGGGGCGTTTAGAAGCTTGGCTGCGTTTACCAAAACTGTAAACTGGGATGAACTTACTAATAATATCACAGAGGGAATTTCTACTTTCTTGAAAAAAACAAACTGGAAAGAAAATGGACAAGCACTTGGAGATTTCATATCTCACCTGTGTACGGCGTTGAAAAATACGCTTACAAAAGACACTTTCTATGAATTTGGACAAGGTGTTGGAACATTCCTTGGCGAATTACCATGGGGTGAAATACTTAGTACTGCGGCTGATTTGTTATTGACTGGTCTTACCAGCGCATTAAACGGATTGTTTGATGGATTAGAGGAAAAACACCCGATAGCCGGACATATTGCAGAATGGCTTACAAAAGCGTTTATTGCAGTAAAAATAGCAAATATTACAGGTATTGGAACTCTTGTTGGTTCACTTGTGGGACATATTGCAGGCAAAATAGCTGAAAAGAAAAATGCAGAACTAATTGCAGATAAACTTGCGGATGTGATAGGAAATGGTACAAGTGCGGCAAGTGAAGCAATAAAGGGAGTTGGAGATGCAGCGGAAACAGCTTCAACAGGCGGACTTAAAACGTTTTCTTCAACGCTTGGTACTATATTTGGAACCGCTGGGATTGTATTTGTTGCAACGGCATTATCTGTTAAACTTGCTAAAGGAATTGCAAGTATTACAGAAGCTGCGCAAGGTGGAAATGGAATTCTATCACAAACAGGTGGTTATCTCCATGATTATACAGGTGAGATGGAAAGTGCTCATAAGATAACGCAAGACCAAGCAGAAGAGCTTTGGAAGTTAATTGAAGCAGATGAAAGTGCCGGAAAATCAAATTCTGAAATGTACGATAGTTTCATTCAGAAACTTGGAGAATTCGGCGTATCAACCGAAGATGCAAGAAAAATTCTAGAAAAATACGGCGCACAGGCAGGTGTATCAACTGGATTTTTGGAAGATATGACTGATAAAGCTGTAGCCCTTGGAGATGGTGTATCTGAATCAGCAGGAAAATTTGACACAACAAAAATTAGCATATCTGATTTGAAAGACGAACTTTATCTTTTAAGCCTTAGTTCCGAGCAATTTAGTGGAGACTACTTAACTGCTAAAGATGCTCTTGATAGTGCAATATCTGGAAGAACATATGCTAATACAGAAGAAGCATTAGATGCAGTTTATACGTCATTAAAAAATGCTGGCGTTCCGTTAGATGAATTAGATGAAAAACTCAGAAAAGATTTTCCAGATGCAGTTGTCACAATGGAAACAAGTGCAAAGAATTCTTTCAGTGGAATGACTACATCTGTGAAAACAGCAGTGGGCGGTATTACTACCGCTGTTGCAAATGCTTCTAGCTCCGTATCATCCAAGACAAAAACTGGTTTTGGTCTCGCCAATACTGCCGTAAGCACGGCAATGGCTGGGATGAAAAAAAGCACAGAAAGCACAATGCCTTCCATTTGGTCGAAGATAAAGAACACGAATGATGATGTTGAAACCAACTCTAAAACCAACTGGGAAAATTCTGCAAGTGCTGTATCGACAGCCCTCGGAACCATGGACACCGATACAAAAGATGTAATGGGTAAAGTTATGACAACAATTCAAAGCTATTGGTCTTCCGTTCTTATCAATACAAACCAGATTTGGGAAAAGGCTTCTGGTAAAGTTGACACGGAAACTGGCAAAATGAAAACTTATACAGAAACCAACTTGTCCGGGATTTCGGATAAAATTAAAAGATTATTTAATGTTAATCTTACATCAATTGGTCGGGAAACTGCTCAATCATTCGCTGACGGCATGAAACAAGTACATTTACCGACTCTGACTTATTATATTTCAGAGTGGAGAAAACATGATCTTGGCGGTGGAAGAACCAGTTCTACACCAGTTTATAAGCCTAATTGGTACGCCAAAGGTGGCCTTTTCAACGGCGCACAGGTAATTGGTATCGGAGAAGCCGGTTCCGAAGCTGTTCTTCCGTTGGAAAACCCACGAACCATGAAGAAGATTGCAGACAGCATTGTTTCCAGTTCGGACGGAAGCATGGGACTTACAAAAGAAGAAATGGCAAAAGCAGTAGCCCAGGGAGTTGCAATGGCAATGAGCATGAACAGCGGAAATAAGAATCCGCAGTACATTATGAACAGTATTATTCTGGACGGAAGTGAGATTGCGAAAGCTGTAACAAAAGCCCAGAATGATACGGATAGCCGTTTCAAACCGTCCCCAGCATATTGATTTTTGACTGATTGTGTGGTATAATTTCTTCAATGAAGAAGTACACACGGTCTTGAATTTTTGAGCCGCTAAGAAGAAATTAACATTTCTCAATTTTGAGGAATTTTTATCTTACTTGGCGGCTCTTTTTTATTTTAACCGTTAATTTTGGTAAAACCAACAGGCTAGACCGATCATCGAAAAGCGGAAATGCCTTGCCGCCTGCCTGTTGATTTACATACAGTTCAAGGCACTCTTTTATACGAAAGGCAGGTATTAATCTATGGCAAAGAGTTTTAATTATCGTAAATATTACAAAGAATACTATGGAATTGAGTTTGACAGCAGTTATGCAATTCACCATATAGACTTTGATAGAAGCAATAATAGCATAAATAACTTGCTGTTGCTTCCAGGAAAACTGCATAGCAGATATCATTTTTTACTAAATGGATTTGATCTCGGAAAAGAACAGAAGAAAGGAACTGTAAGCCTAGATTTCAAAATCGTTTCTGAATGCGGACATATACCTATGTTTGGAATAAATATGATGAAAAATCTTTGCGAAACAATGGAAGAGATTGATAAATGGGTAAGAATAAAATCCGACATGGATATGGCAAAATACAATAAAGAAGTATATGGTATTTAATAATTGGTAAAACCAGTGGGCTAGGTTGGCCGCCGAAAAGCGTAAACCTTGATACGCCTGTCCACTGTTTTTATAAATCAAGGATTCTGGCACAATACGGAGAGTGCCTACGACCAACAAGGAGGTTATCTAATATGAATTCTGAAATCAGAGAAATATCACAAGAAGAAATAAAAGCAAGAGTAGCGTTTCTTTCATCTGCGAAATGTAATCATACACCACACAAATATATTGATATTGCTGGTGGATTGATTGAGGGTACGCTATTATCAAGAATTTTATATTGGTTTTCTGAGGATAAAAATAAAAGAAGAAAAGTGCGCATTTTTAAAGACGGCCATTATTGGATTGCAAAACAGAGAAAAGATTGGCAAGAAGAAATTAGAATTACAGAACGCCAATACGATAAGGCAATTAAAGAACTAAAAAATAGAGGTTTTGTTGAACTGGCAAAATACAAGTTTAATTCTATGCCTACAGTACATATTCGTCCATTGTGGGAAAATATCAATAAGGCTGTTGCTGTTTGGGAAAGTGAACTTGAAAAAGAAATTGTTTCTGAATTTCAAAATGAAGCAAACGGGAATAACGAAAAATGTAATTCCCAAGGGAATGACGAAAAATGTAATTCGGGAATTACAGAAGGAAGCACTCCTTTAACATTACCTACTGGCAATGATTATCATAATAACAATGATTACTCTCAAGAGAAAACAGAACCAGACTTTATTGATAATAAAGAAAAAAAGACTTTATCTTATACAGATAAAGATAATCAGACTTCTGCTCCTAATAATTATAATAAATTAAATATATATAATATACCACCTAGAACCAAGGAGCAGAAAGCCAACCGCTATAATTCAAGGAACCAATCATCTCTCTTAGATTATAAAGACGAAGATGTTGAGAAATTGGTAACTGAAATATACGAAAGCATTTACGGAACAAAAGAGAATATTTTTGAAGACCATGACATTTGCTTATCTATATTCTTGATTACAGAGTTTTTCAAGAAATATCAAAAATACCGTGAAAAGAAACATCCGATGGTTACGCCAAACCAAGCCGAAAATATTCTGAAAATGGTACGCAATCCAGACACAGATATGGCAAAAGATGATTTGGTTGACGATAAAGAGGAACCACTGTTCTATCTTGACATGATGGAGGAACATTTTAAGACAAAGTGGGGAAAAAGAAATGGCGGAGATTTTGATTATAGAATCATGTTATTTTTTAAGGACACCACACAAAATATGTTATATCAAAGAGTGAAACAGAAAAGGGAGGACACACTATGATATTTTGGCTATCAATAATCATTTTTGCAGTCGGCGTTGTTATTCTGATTGCAAATAGAATAGGCGAATCTTTAAGCTGCGAATATGAGTATTCAAATGTGAGTGGATTTATATTGTCTTTTGGCGTGGTAATTTCCTTTATCAGTGCAATATGGTTCCTGGTAGCTGGATTGATTTTACTACTCACTCAAACCAATGTTGCCGCCACCAGACAGGTAAATGCCGAGAAATACAAAGCATTGACTTACAAACTGGAAAGTGAAGCTTGCCGAGATCAATTCGGACTTCTCAACAAAGAAATTGTTGACGAGGTACAGAGATGGAATGTAAAAGTAACTTACTACAAAGCAATGGAGGATAACTTCTGGATCGGAATCTATTACCCCGATGTGTACGGAGATTTGGGAACGATTGATTATGAGACATATGAGGGTAATTAATTGACATGATAAAATAAACAAATCCATTTCAAAACTTCACACCCGATAAAATATAGGCGCAAGCCAAGAAAATTGAATTTTGAGCCAAGAAATTAATTAATTATGGAGAATTAAAACATATGAGCCAAATAGGAACAGAACTTCCAACAGAATATTCAGATCGTTTCGATAAATTACGACAGAATAGGGCTGAGGTAAGCTTTTACAAATATGGCACGGCAAAGGATAATTTCGGGGAGAAGTTGGTAAACGCCCTGGAATCTCATGATATGTGCATCAAAAAGTATCGTGAGACAGGAAACACAGAATATCTTTGTGACGCAGCCAATTATTTGATGTTTGAATTTATGTATCCTCAGATTCCGGGAGCATACTTCAAGGCAACAGACAGCGGAGAAAGTGCCGGAGTTGCCGGAACACCGATTAATCAGCTGAAAGAGAAGTGGTATTGATGGACTTTAAACAGACTTACTTTTCCATCTGGCAAGAAATATGGAATCTCCACAAGAAGTATGCCTTTATCTCAAAGGACGATATTTCGCAGTGGGAAAATCTCACCATGGAAGCAAAGCAGATTCACGATAAATACGCTGATTCTTTCGGTGCGAAATTTGCCGAAGCTCTTTTGATTGCCGTAACTGCGGAAATTGATAGAAAAGCGAAATAAGGCTTTCAGAATGCGTCCCAAAGTGGTACAATATGGGTATCAATTATTGGGAGGTATGAGTGTATGAAGAAAGTGAAAAAGTTACTATCGGTTCTGGCAGTCATGCTATTGATTGTCTGTATGGCAGTTCCAGTATCTGCGGCAGGGAAGATTAGTAAGAATAAGGCAACGTTACTTACTGGACAAACCTTGAAACTGAAATTGTCTGGAACAAAAGGAAAGACAAAATGGACTTCCAGCAAGAAATCTGTGGCAACGGTAAGTGGTTCTGGGAAAGTAACAGCCAAGAAATCGGGTTCTGCTACAATCACTGCAAAAGTAGGTAGAAAGAAATATACCTGCAAAGTAACCGTGGAATCTCCAAAACTTAGCAAGAAAAGCATTACTTTAAAAGTTGGAGAGACAAGTACCATAAAAGTAAAAGGAACTAAACAGACTGTAAAATGGAAATCCTCAAAGAAAAGTGTTGCGACCGTAAAAAACGGAAAAATTACTGTGAAAAAGGCAGGAACTGCCAATATTACAGCAACCATTCTTGGAAAGAAATTCACCTGTAAGGTTACTGTGAAAAAATCTTCTAATGGTGGATTTAGCGGAAATACGAATATTAGCACCAAAAAGAATGTCGTTACATATCATGCAGAATCTGTAAGTGATGGAGCTGTTGTAATACTTGAAAACCACTATAATTATGCGGTTGATGTTGATATTAGCTGTGCGTTTTATTTAAACGGTCAGATGGTTGCTGTGCGAAATCAATACGATACTTGTGTTATTGAACCTGGAAGAAAGTATGCTACATTGATGTGGAACCAAGGAAATCAATGGAACTCTATTAAAGTAAACTTAAAAATAGAAAAATCATATGGCTTAGATTTCAATGCAAATAATATTTCTTACACGTCAAATTTGGGACAAGATGGAGTTGTTTTGACAGTAAAAAATAATGGAAAAAAGAATGAAGGAGCCAGACTTGCCGTGGTTTATTATAAAAATGGTAAAATCATAGCTTGCGACGATAATCCATTTGCAAATGTTCAAAATAAGGGGGATATTGATTATGTAGAATCAAGATTTCCTGTAGATTCGGAATATAATCCGATAATTCCAGACAAATATGAAGTATATGTGAATAAATCATATGCGTACAAATAATGAAAAACTTAGGCTAGGGAGAAATCCCTAGCCATTTATAATCCGTTTGTTATGCCATTTCCATAAACTTCAGATTCACTATCCATTTGCATTTGAGATAATGTATCATCGGCAGTTTTTAATAATTCATCTCCTTTTTGCCAGGCATAAGAAATATATATTTTGTTATTTTCTAAATCATCATCATAATCTGATAAATCGGATGCCCGAAGAACTAAAGCAGTATTGTTAGCGCCATACCACCATGTATAAGTATTTTTTATTCCCCATTGAGTAGTATCGCTCTCTGTTTTATCAGGATCACCATAGACAGATGAAAGTTTTTCAAATAAATCAGAATACATAGAGTCTATATCTTGCGGTTCAAATTCATATTGCGCACCATATAACAAAGTGTTACTATCATCAAAATCTATTTTATTTTCATTAATGTTATAAGAATAGTAAAAATTCAAGTAAGGAGTAGAATATCCAGCTACATCTACATCTGCTATATCTAATGGCTGAGCATAAAGGCAAATTTTACCATCATAAACATTGGAATCGTCAGACATGCCAGTTAATATTTCTTTTGTACTCATTGCATTTATCCCATCTAATTGTATGCCATAAAGACACTGATCTGGAAACAAATCCTTTGTATCTGAGAAAGAAGTTCCCCATGGAATATCCCTAAAAAGAATTTCTTTATCTGTTTTAGCGAACACAGGCGTAACACTTGAAAAAATGGATGTTAAAGCCAAAATCATAACAAATTTTCTTTTCATGTAAAATCCCCCTCTTTAGTATGATATACCTATTTTACCACTCCAAAACGGATAGTGGAATAGGAAATTTGAAAAAAATGAAAATAATACTTGACAGGATTGTTGCTACACACTATAATAGGATTGTAGCAACAAAGAAAGAGAGGTGATATAAATGGCTGCTATGAAAATCGGAACAAAATTAACTGACAATCCAAAAGACTATATGTTAAGGACAAGATTAGACAAGAAAACTCTTCAAAAACTGGATGCTGTTGCACTTGAAAAGGCTACTACAAGGTCTGAAATTGTGAGAATTGGGATTGAAATGCAGTATGATAAAATGTTCCAGAGTGATAAAAAATAAGAGATTCCCGACCGACCAAAGTTAAGAATCTCTTAAATGATTCTGCCACCAAATAGGAGGCTATACAAATTATAACACTGTATGCCTCCTGTTTGCAAATAAAAAATCAAAATTTCACAGGAGGTTTTTAATATATGAACGAAATCACAATTAACACAGCAAACCAGACACCTATTGAGATTGCACTTGGGATTGACGAAGAAGGCATGACTACTGCAAGAAAACTATATTCATTTTTAGAACTTGCACAAGGACAGTTTTCAAGATGGTGCAAAAGAAATATTATTGAAAATGATTTTGCAATGGAGAATGAAGATTATGTGCGACTCGACATCAATGTCGAGACACCGACAGGTGGCGTTATTCAAAGAGAAGATTATAAACTCTCTGCCAGCTTTGCAAAGAAACTTTCCATGCAATCAAAGAGTGTCAAAGGTGAACAAGCCAGACAATATTTTCTCAAAGTAGAGGACAAATTAAAAGAAACAGTTCGCCACCCAGTACCAATGACCATCCCCGAACAGATTCAGCTTCTAGCACAGGGAAACGTAGAACTGAATAAGCGGATTGACGATATCCAGACAGAGTTTGAGACTTTGAAAATGGATTTGCCGATTCTCCCGATTGAAGCGGAGAAAATCACGGAAGCAGTAAAGAGAAAAGGAACGCTGGTGCTTGGCGGTAAGGAATCCAATGCTTACAATAGCCGTTCCATTCGTCAGAAAATTTACAGTAACATTCATTCCAATCTGCGCTACCAGTTCCAGGTAAAAAGCTACAAGGCAATTAAGAGAAGCCAAGTAGAACAGGCAGTCAAGATTATTGGAGAATACAAACCGCCAGTTTTCTTGAAGAATGAGATTGATACAGAAAACGCACAGCAGAGATTCTTTTAATTAGATTTTTACAGGAATACACAGGAGGAAAATAAAATGACAAAGGCTGAATTACAGAAAACAATTGACGAACTGAACGCAGATAACAACGAGTGCTTAGTGCTTCTGGACGAGTATATGTACAGACAGAGAATCATTGAAAATCTTATCAATTTGAAAGACCTGTCAAAATTAAAGGGAATGTATCTCTTTACCAAACAGTTAATCGGGAAAGCGTGATCGTATGGCAAACAGAATCCAGTTCAATGACTTTCAGAAAAAGAGTGTGTACGCCAAGTGCAACGGAAAATGTGCGATATGCGGTAAGCCAGTCAAATTCAAGAAAATGACAATCGACCACATTATGCCGTTGTCTCGTGGCGGCACCAATGATATTAAGAATCTGCAACTGGCGTGTAAGCGCTGCAACAGCATGAAGAGCAACATGACGATGGATGATATGATGGGGCAGATTTCCGAGATTTTGAAGTATAACCGCAAACAGAAGTTGATTAGAGTGTTGGGAGGAATTATAGAATGATACCAAAATATACTGAATGATACCGCCAATATGTGTAAAATATAAAGTAGAGTATTGGATTAAAATATCCAGTGCTTTTTATCCAGTGTGTCGTAACCCCCCCTGCTTTAGCTGTGGGGAGTGTCAAAATATAAAATCATAATAAGCAATTTTTAAAGCGTTTACCTTTCTGGGTAGGCGCTTTTTTGTTGCCAAAAAAATAAATCATAAAGGAGATATGAATTTATGCTGGTAGAAATCGTTGGAAAAAGATACGAAGAGAAACTTATTACAACAAGTCTGAAAGTTGCAGAGGTTTTTGAGAAAGAACATAAGAATGTTCTACAATCAATTGAAAATCTCGTGGCTGATAATTCAGCCGCCAAATTTTTTCGACTTACAACATATAAGAACCGTGGAAAAGAATATCCAATGTACGAAATGGATAGAGATGGTTTTTCCTTGCTCGTAATGGGCTTTACTGGTGAAAAAGCCTTACAATGGAAAATTAAGTATATTGAAGCCTTCAACCAGATGGAAAGCGAGTTAAAACGCTTATATACAGAACGTCAGCAATGGCAAATTGAGCGTGACAAGGGCGTTGTTATTAGACATATTCTCACAGATACAATTAAGATGAAAATAACGGAAAGTCCAAATAAAAGATTTGCTTATCCGAATTACACAAATCTGATTTATCGTAATTTATTCGGAAAGACAGCAAAAGAGCTTGAAAGTGATTATGGCGTAAAAGCAAAAGAGAATCTTAGAGATTTCTTCACAGGTGATGACCTGGCGAAAGTTCAGAGCATGGAAATGCTTGTAAGCAGTCTTATCAATTGTGGATGGGGATATCAGCAAATTAAAGAATTTATTCAAAACGAAGCAACAAAAATGATTGCTTGAGAGCACTCCAATTTGAAATCAGAGTGCTAAAGTAGGTGAATATATGGCAGAAGTATTTTTAAAAGTGGATGGGGTAGCAATGCCCTGTCCTTCTTCTTTTACATGGGGATTACAGGATATATCGGCGTCAGAATCCGGCAGAACAGACGATACAACCATGCATAAAAACAGAGTTGGACAGAAGCGAAAGCTGTCTGTAGGTTGGAATGGCCCAGACTGGGACACTGCTTGCAAAATTATACAGGCAGTAAATCCAGAGTACATACAGGTCACATATCCAGACTTGCTATCTGCAAACAAGCACGAAACCAGAACATTTTATGTTGGTGACAGGGAATCCCCTTTTAAGTGTTGGTGGATAGGCAATGAGCGCATGGAAGGACTTAGTTTTGATTTTATCGAGAGGTAAGATATGCGAAATTTATCAACGGAATTTAAAGAACAACAGAATAGTGGGAACCGCAACTATCTGAAATATGCAGATTTTACCTTCACAGACGGAAGCACATTATCCATTGCCGACAAAGATTTATGGTCTAATGGCTTCAAGTTTGAGGATGCAGTATCGCAAAGTGGTTCTTTTGATATCGGCGCAGCTATCGTAAATAAGCTGACATTACAGATCAACAACTTTTCTGGCAAGTACACAGATTACATCTGGGACGGAGCGAGAGTTGTTTGCTATATTGGGCTTGAATTATCTACTGGTATTGAAAAAATCCGTATATGTACCATGACAGTAACAGATGCACCATATCAGAACACAGCTATTATTAGCCTAACTTGTGAAGATTCCATGCGATTATTTGATCGTGATTATTCAGAAAGTAAACTGACTTATCCGGCAACAAGATTACAGATCATCCAGGATGCTTGTGAGGTGTGCGGAGTAACACTTCAATCTACAAGGTTTGATAATGATGATTTTGTGATTCAGAATCGACCAGATGATAGCAGCATTACTTTCAGACAGGTAATTGCATGGGTAGCACAGATGGGCTGCCAGTGGGCGAAATGTGACGAATATGGTCGCTTATGCTTTGGATGGTATGAACGTGAAGTCCCGGATAATTTTTATGATTTGGTGGAAACTCCATGGAAAGATGTAGAAGGTAACGACATATTAGATACCACTGGTGAACAAATCATTACTATCATGCAGACTGGGATTACAGCAATTCAAACAAACGGATTTACTCCATGGCTGTACGATATCGAAATAACAGGTGTAAAAGTTACAGAATACGTTGAAAATTCTTCTAAAAATGAAGCGAAAACATATCAGTCGGGGAAATCTGGATACGTTATCGAAATAAGTGATAATAAGCTAATTCAAGAGGGAACAGGAGAAGCAATCTGCAAGATTATTTCAGACAGATGTGTTGGAATGAAATTCAGACCGTTTTCTACTGGTGCTTTAACAAATATTGCATGGGAAGCTGGTGACACCATTGCGATTTCCGATAGAAACGGAAAACAGTATAAGAGCTACCTAACTTCTGTTACTTTGAATCCAGGCGCATTTGAGCAACTTGAATGCAGTGCTAAGAGTGCATCCAGGAATAAGCAGAAACAATATAGTCTTAATCAACAAATACAGGCAGAAAATAATAAGAATTTAAGAGATGAACGTACCGCCAGAGAAAAGGCACTGGAAGAATTATCACAACGACTTGCTGAATCTTCTGGAACATACACGACAGTAGAAACACAGCCGGACGGAAGCAACATCTATTATCTTCATAATAAGCCGCAGTTATCCGATTCTGACATTATATGGAAAATGACTGCGGAAGCGTGGGCTGTATCTACAGATGGTGGACAACATTGGAATGGCGGCATGACGGTTGATGGTGATGTAATTGCCAGAATTCTTACTGCTACAGGTGTTAATGCTGACTGGATTAATACGGGAACCATTAAGGCTATTGATAAAGATGGAAACACAACTTTCCTGGTTGATGTAACAACAGGAAGGGTTATTATTAATGCAGATTCTGTACAAATCAAGGGAAAAGATGTTAATGCGATTGCAAAGGAAAAAGCAGAAACAGAAGTAAATAATTTTATAAGCAATACATACACAACCGATATCAATAATTTGCAGTCTCAAATCGATGGACAGATTGAGACTTTTTTTTATGATTATGAACCAACCTTACAGAATATCCCGGCTTCTGGATGGACTACAAACGAAGAACGAAAGAAACATGAGGGTGACTTGTTTTACTGGAAATCCAAGGGATATGCTTACCGTTTTATGCAAGATGGGGCAACATGGAAGTGGCAATTGGTACAAGATACCGATATCACGTTAGCACTTGCCGCTGCAGAAAAAGCACAGGACACAGCAAATCATAAGCGCAGAGTATTCGTAGTTCAGCCAGAACCACCTTATGACATTGGAGACTTATGGACGCAAGGCTCTAATGGTGACTTGATGAGATGTAAGGTTGCCAGAGCAAGCGGCTCTTATTCAGTGGATGATTGGGAAAAGGCTTCAAAGTATACGGATGATAGCTCTTTAGACTTATTTATCAATGGTGTTTTTAAAGATTCACTTAATTCTTTAAAGACGCAGATAGACGGGAAAATTGAGACTTGGTATCAGCCAAACGATCCATCTGTAAAATGGACAAAAACAGAGGAATATCCATGGTGTGATATTGACGGAAACAAGATTCTGGATGAATCCGGGAATGAAATTGTTTTAATATGGGAATCAGAAAAAGCAGAGCATGAGGGCGACCTTTGGCACAATACTTCTGATAACACACAGTGGATATACAAATCTGGCATCTGGCAACCACAATCCATACCAAATGAATTATTGGACAAGATAGACGGTAAATCATCTGTCTATATGGTTCAGCCGAAACCACCATATTACGAAGGCGACTTGTGGGTAACAACTAATAGTGAAGGAAAGGCTTCTCTCAAAACTTCTTTTGTAAATCGTATTAATGGTGACTTTACTGCATCCGATTGGATTGACTTCAAGTACGCAGACAAAGACGATATCAAAAATGCAATTGATAATTACGATACCAGTCTTGGACAGGATGAAGTGTTTAATAAGCTTACAAAAGGCGGAACGGAACAGGGAATCTATATTCAAGATGGAAAAGTATATATCAATGCAAAATACATTTTAGCTGGATTGCTTGCCGGTGAGAGGATTAACGGTAGAGGGCTAAAAGTCATTGATGATGACAAAAACGTAACCTTAGAAATCGACAGCAAAGGAAACGTCATCCTAGCTCCAAAAACTTTTTCCTTACAAGGCAAAACAGTAAAGGAAATTGCAGATTCTTCTGCCAGCACCGCAGTTTCTGGACAGACACAAGCCGATATTTTCAACAAACTCACCAATGGCGGCAAGGCACAGGGGATTTACTTGGATGAAAACGGAAATGTCTATGTAAACGGAGAATACGTGCAAGCCAAAGGTATTAAGGTTGTTGATAGCAATGGAAAGACCACTTTTGCTATTGACAAAACTACTGGTGCAGTAACAATAGCAGCTTCACAGTTTACATTAGGAGATAAAAGCGTTACTGATATAGCACAGGAAGAAGCTATAAAACAAGTCCAAGATATTACATCGGACAATATTATTAAAGGCTATTATCTAACAGAACAAAATGTTAAAGATTATTGGTCTACACAGAGTGCATATACATATGAGTATGGAGTTCAGGATGTAGATGGCGGCAAAAATGCAATTAAAATAAACGGAACTGGAGCACAATTTGGAACGAAAAATTATAAGCCAATAAAAGTTACTGGAAATTATACTTTTTCGTTTTGGATAAAAACTAGTGTTGCAACACAAGTATATGTGTATCTTGGAAGTAAAACAATATTAAATGCTAAAACTACAACTGAATGGCAAAGACTGCAAGTAACAACAACTTTATCTAGCTTACCAAATGATAGTTTAAACAGTTTGAGAATCTTGACATCATCAGTTGGGTCTAGCGTAAAATATGATACTTATATTTATATGCCAAAACTTGAATACGCTTACACAAATGAGCAAGTGTTCAATATGCTTACAAACAACGGTGCAATAAAGGGCATGTACATGGAAAATGGAGAATTGTATTTTTCATTCACCTATGCACATGGAGGTACATTGAAACTTGGCGGTTCAAATAACGGAAATGGGTTACTTTCCATTCTGAATGCAAGTGGCACACAGGTTGGATATATTGACAATACAGGTGTTCATTTTAACCAAGGCGAATTTTCTGGAAGCGTAAAGTCGCTAACTGGGGAAATTGGAAACTGGCAGATTGATAAAACAAATGGAAAATTAACCTCTGCAAACGGTGCCATTGTACTTGATGCGAAAAACAACATGGTAACCATAAATGGCGTTGATCTAAAAGCAAATGGAAGCGGATTTGTAATTGATGGCGGCATAAAAATCAGAAATCCACTAAGCGGTTTCGGTGATGCTACGAATTTTTTCTGTCTTGAAAATATGGGAAATATTACAGACGGAACACACTTGGGTATTAATTCAGATGGAATGGTTATTAAAGTCCCATCATCTTCTTGGCGTTATAAGTCAATTCGGACAACAGTTAAAGAAGAAGAGCTGGAAGAACTCTATAGGACAAAGGTTGTTTGGGCAAAGTATAAAGAAGGATATCTCGATAAAAACGACAGCAGATATGACAAGTTAATGCCTATGTTCCTTGCAGAGGACATGGAAAGGCGTTTTCCAATTGCAGTAAATCATTTACCAGATGGAAAGCCCGAGGATTGGAATTACAGAATTATGATTCCATCCATGTTCGCTATGATAAAATTTAACCACGATAAGATAAAGGAACTCAAATCCGAAAATGAAGAATTGAAATCTGAATTAAAAAGCATTAAAGAAGAGCTTGAGGAAATCAAAAAATTGTTAAACAAATCAATATAAAGAGGGTGAGAAATCATCCTCTTTTTTATGAATCAAATATTAAAACAAACCTATAATTAAAGGAGGACAACCACATGCCGAAATGGACTGAATACACATCAAAAGATACGTTAGCGGATAATGACGAAGTAATGCTGTATGACGCAACTGCGAGAGCGAATAAACGTGGATTAATGAGCAAGTTTTGGGATTATGTCGTTGATAAAATGGCAACGGCTGTGATCTCGAAATTGGAAACCAATAACAAGACAATCATCGGGGCAATAAATGCACTAAATAGTGACTCATTATCACGAAAGACAGAAAACATTACACAATTACCGGATGGAAATAAAGCTAAATTAATATCAATAGGTAGCACTGGTATTGATGTGGGTAGTACAGGTGAAAAAATTCCATCATGGTCTTTTGGAATATTTTTACCAAGTAGTGGAGGGTCTGATGCTTGTTTACTTTGTGTTAATTCAACACAGATTACCTTAGCATACAAATCAAGTGGTGTTTGGGTTTCTTGTAAAAGAATCGGATAAAATAATTATTTTTCTTTCCACTCATTCCAAATATTTTCGAATTTATTTCTGACATATAGTTTTGCGGTAAGAAGCGATAAAAATTCTTGTATGGCATATTCAGTTGAATCAACATACATGGTTCGAACAATACCATACTCTTTAACAGGAACATTCTTACAATCCGGCTGACTTCTATGGAATATTTGCATATTAGCTTTTATAAAAGGAATTTCGTTTAAATCGCCAAAATAAATACCGTAGTTGACTTTATCACTATAGAGTTTATTGGAGAAGTAAGAAAAAAATAACAAAACACTACCAAACATAAAATGAATATGCTATAATCAGCATATCAAAATCGGAACAACAAAAAAGGGAGCTGAGTTCCCGACTACCAATCAAAAAACTCAGCTCCAAGCACCACAAAGGGTACAGTATTATTATAGCACAGTACTCTCCCTTTGTGAACCCAAAAGGAGGGTATTTTTATGGAAAATAATAGGGAAAATAAAATGGAACAAAGAATTTTAAAGAAGAATAATTATAAAGTGTATGTTTATACCAATAAAATAAACGGGAAAAAGTATGTTGGTCAGACTTGCAGAACATTAAAAATTAGAGCTGGGAGTAAAAAGGGGCAAGGATATAAACATTGCATACGTTTTTATAATGCTATTCAAAAATATGGAATTGAAAATTTCGAAGCAAAAATATTGTATGATAATTTAAGCCTAGAAGAAGCAAATAAATTTGAAATTAAAACAATTTCAGAATTAAAGACAACTGATTCTAAATACGGTTATAATATTTGCACTGGCGGTGAAGGCGCTAAAAATTTATCTCTTATGGTTCCGGTTGTTCAGTTTGACAAAAGTTTTAATTACTTAAACCGCTATGACTCTATAAAAGAAGCAAGTGAAGCAAACGATATAGATTTAAGTAAAATTTCACTTGTGTGTAAGCATAGAGAAGGATACTATACTGCCGGAGGATATATTTGGCTACACGAAAACGAATACTTGAGTAACCGCTATAATAAAGAGAAAATATTAAGTTTGGTTAATAAGGAATTTGAACATCCAAATGCAAGACCTGTAGTCCAACTTGATCTTCAAATGAATTTTATTGCTAGATTCGATAATATTTGTAAAGCATCAAAAACAACAGGTGTAAGAAGAAATGGAATTAATTATAACTGTATTCATAAATTAAAAACTTCTGGTGGATACATTTGGATATATGAAGAAGAGTATGAAGAAATAAGAGGTAATAATAGTGTAATAAATAATATTGTTAAAGAAGCACACACAATACACCATCAGAGAAAAGCAGTTATTCAATTTGATGAAGATATGAATTATATAGCTGAATTTGAATCAGTGTTAGAAGCATCCAAGAAAGCAAAAGTAGATAGAAAAGAAATTAATAATGTATGCAAAGGAATACGTAAAACTGCAAACGGCTATATTTGGAGATATAAAGAATTGATACCACAATGATTTATGCTAAAATCAGCCACGATTCTGTGAAATTTAATCATAAGAGATATATTGTATAAAGAGTTTATGCTAAAGAGCACTCCAAATGGGGTGCTTTTTATTATGCACTTTTTTTAACCTCAAAAACGAAAGGAGAACATACATGAATATCAATACCTCATTAATCAGCAACAACAACAGCTACGCAGGACAAACACCTCTGTATATTGTCATTCATAATACGGATAATACAGCCAAGACAGCAGACGCTAAGGCACACGCCACCGCACAGCATAATGGCAATTTTCATGGCTATTCAGCCCACGTATTCGTTGACGATAAGTCAGCATACCAAGCCTTGCCGTATAATCGTGGGGCTTGGCACGTTGGGGTAAATTACGGCGGTAAGCTTTTTGGAACTGTAAATAATCATAATTCCATCGGAATTGAAATGTGCATGAATGCTGGATATAACTACGAAAAAGCATTCCAGAATACCGTTGATGTGTGCAAGCAGCTTATGAAGAAATACGGAATCCCAGCAATCCGAGTAGTGCAGCATTACGATGTGTGTGCTAAGAATTGTCCATCCGTTATCCGTGCAAAGGGTGACTGGGATAGATTCAAGAAGCTTATTTCCAGCAAAACCGTGACAGTACCAACCACAAAGCCGACTGTAAAGGTTGATAAGTATTACCGTGTCCGTAAGACCTGGAAGGATTCCAAGAGCCAGATCGGGGCGTACAAGTCACTGAAAAATGCGAAAAAGGCTTGCAAAGCTGGTTACTCTGTTTTTGACTGGAATGGAAAAGCGGTGTATTCCGTAACAGCAAAGAAAAGTGTAGACAAGGTTGCAAAAGAGGTAATCAATGGCGAATGGGGAAATGGACAAGATAGACGAGACCGCCTGGAAGCTGCCGGCTACAACTACGCAGAAGTTCAGAAAAAAGTCAATGAATTACTGAAATAATAATACTCCCGGGTTTTTCCCGGGAGCTACTTAAATGTTGTATATTCTTCAAATTCGTTTTTTATTTTTGCAAAGTCTTTTCTTCTGATAGGCACAGTATCACCAGAAAACATAAGGAACGAAGTGTTTATTTCTTTTACCTCATCCATGTTTATTATGTAGCTCTGGTGGCATCTTAAAAATCTGGAATCCAGTAATTCTTCAATATCAGACAGTTTACATCGTTCCGTATAAACAATACCGCAAGTGCAGTGGATAATGATGTATTTGTTTCGACTCTCAATATATTCGATATTTTGAAATTCCACCCGATGAATAAAGTCTTTTCCTTTTATCATAAGAGTGCTTTTGCTGATATGTTCCAGAGCATGATTGAAAGCAGTATACATTCTGCCGTTTTCAGATCCTTTTATAATATAGTGAATTGGGAGTAAATCAAGAGCTTCAAAAACATACTCTTTGTGGGCTGTCCAGAAAATAATATTTCCATCATAGCCATTTAATCTCAATTCCTTTGCGACTTCAATTCCATTTTCTTCTTTCAAAACGATATCCAAAACCACAATATCATACCACTCGCCATCTGCCACATCATCAATAAGCGGCTGCCCTTTATCATACGGAGTAATCAATGCTTTTATATCACCATTTCGTTTGAGAAAATTATTAATCCGATGCATAAATATACCAATCTGGATTTCGTTATCATCACATATTGCAATTCGCATTCAAATCATCCCTTTTCATGTAAAATTCGCCACCAGAGGTGCTAATTTCGCCATTTCCTGTGTAATTGTATATTTTTTGATACAATGTTATTGTAATACATTAAGATGATAGTGTAAAGGGGATGGATTCATGGAGAAACATAAAAAAATCATAATTGTGTTTATACTGATATTCGTGCATGTGCTCTTGACTCAATATGTTTACTTCTGCCCGGAGCGTAGTATTATCTTTGGGAGGGGTAAAACTATCGCAATTGCAAAAACAGAGGTAAAACAGGTTGTCCATGAGCGCTATAAATCCCTCACTGACAAGAATCCAGCCCCTTTATTTCTATCTACATATATAACGAATGAAAAGTACCAAAATCACAATATCTATACTGAAAAAAACATAATTTGCAATAATATCGAGGAAAAGCAACTTGCCAGAAAGGACTTGAGTGGAGATGATTCCGTCCCATTATATGGTTATGAAAACATGATATAATTTAGTAAATAAGAACAGAAGTTTGGAATATTGGGAGGGATTTACGTGGATTACAAGAAAGAAATTATTGAGATGATACAAGAGATACATAGTGAAAAGATATTAAATCTTATCTATTGGTTTGTTAAAAGAGGATACAAAGAAGAAAGGGCGGGAAGATAATTCCCACCCTCAGAACCTAGAAAATAAACTTTTCAAAGAAATCACACAACAAATCTTTTTTATCGGGCGACAGTTTATCGTATTCAAGAATAATTTTCATGAATCGTGGATCTGTTAGCCCGATTTTCATTGATACATCTGAATATTCTGCATCAATTTCCTTTTCCTCTTTTAAATCCGTTAAATCAGACATTCCAATTCGGAAATAATCTGCTAATGCTCTGATTTTTCCTGTTCCTGGCATTGAATTGCCTTTGCACCACATGTTAAATGTGGAAGGGTTAGTTCCTACTGCTTCGGCAACTTCTTTTTGCTGTTTGCCACTTAATGAAATATACTTGTTGAGATTGTTTGAAAAGATTTTTTTCTGTTCTTCATCTGTCATCATGGTGTTCCTCCTCCTTACATATTGTATTGTACATCATACTAATAAAAAATTCAAGTATAAATTCAAAATAATTGAATTTTAGTGTTGACAATTCAATTAAAATGAATTACAATAAGACCATCAGTTAAGAAAGGAGATGAGCAAATGCCAAAGATTTCATTAGAAGCAGTTCGCGTGAACGCTGGATATAACCAGAAAGAATGGGCTGAAATGTTCGGTATTTCCAATAGTACAGTTGTTAACTGGGAAAAAGGAAAGACAGAACCAACATTATCACAACTTAGAAAAATGAGTGAACTTTCTGGGATTCCTATGGACTTTATTTTTGTGCCCAATAGATTCAATTAAATTGAATTGAAAATTTATTAAGAAAGGAATTGCATGAAAAAATCAAAAATTGAAATTCGTCAAGTAGATGGCGAATGTGGAATATTTACAGAAATCCTTGTGGACGGTCACAAACTCGAAGGGGTAAGAAGCTTTGAGCTGAAACAGGGAGTTGGAGATTCAGAACCTATTCTTTCCATTGATCTGAATGCTTTAAATTTATCCACGGACTTGCAGATGTTGCAGGTGAACCAGAAAGGTATCGGGGAAATTGAGGGAATCAAGTTTAAAGATTCACCAAGGATGCTGAAATTTCAAACAGAATAGGCTCCCATATCTCAGAGAGCCAAACAGAATTATTTTGAAGCTTTTAAAATGGAACATTGTTTCGGATTTGAACAACATCCAGTTTTGCTTGCATAATTACACTTAATTCGACCTATTGTGTAATTAGGCGTCAAATCATCCAATGATCAAGTATTAATGAGAGAAGCTTCAATGGAATAATTTTTGTTCTGCTTATCGCAGAAACCATTAAATACCAATAATCATCACCTCCACTCTTATAGTGAGTATAACACAAGAAAGGAGAGATTATAAGGAGAAGATGACAATTATCAAATTTAAAAATGGGGAAACAATCGAAATTCCGTGTGTGTTCCCGGATGATATTGTGAAACCAGACATTAGAGATAAACTGATACGTTTGGAATGGGATGACGCTGGAAAGCAATATTGTTTGAAATTTAACCCAGTAGATGTGCTCTATGTAAAAGAGATTACACCTTCCTAAAGGAGATTATATCACAGAAAGGAGACTAATGAACGAATTACAGATTTTTAATTCGCCAGAGTTCGGAGATATTCGGACAATAACTATTGATAATGAACCTTGGTTTTGCATGATTGATATATGCAAAGCATTAGAAATTTCAAATCCGAGCCAGGCAAAGACAAGGTTAAATGCAGATGGGGTCATTACAAATGAGGTCATTGATGGTATCGGGAGAAAGCAGAATGCTAACTTTGTAAATGAACCCAATATGTATAAATTGATTTTCCAGAGCAGAAAAGAATCTGCCGAAAGGTTTACAGACTGGGTGACAAGTAAAGTTCTCCCAGAAATTCGAAAGACAGGTTCCTACAGAAAACCATTGACGGTTGCCGAACAAATTCAGATTCTTGCCCAGGGCACAGCAGATCATGAGGAAAGAATCGAAAAACTTGAAAATACAATGACAATTGACTACGGTCAGCAAAAATATCTTGGGGATCTGGTTTCGCTAGTGGTTATTGAAGCGTTGGGCGGAAAGAAATCTAATGCCTATTCAGAAATCGGAAAGAAAGTATTCGCAGAATGTAATCGAGATGTGAAATCTTATTTTGGTGTAAACGCAAGAAACAACATTCCAAAATTAAGATATGAGGAAGCTGTGAAGTACATCAAGGGATGGCAACCGTGTACAAATACAAAAATGCAGATTCGCGATTGCAATTATGATATTAATTCAGAAAGAAAATGAGGGTAAAACAGTGAAAGATATTAAAAGCTACGAATTTTATGGAGATAATCCAGAAATTTTTCATTCTCTTGTAGGTTTTGAAATTGCAGATATTTTGTTCACACATACCAAAGAAGAAAATGAGAATGTAGTTGTTGTGAAGTGTGCAAATAAGCAACATGTTGAAATTGATCTTCTCTTTAAAGAAGATGGAATATTTGTTACTGAACCATTTGCGGTGGATGAAGATCTTACAATTATTGAATAGGGGAGGTGAACAAAGAATGTTAGCAGATGATTACGTTGCTGAAAGGTTATCCGATTATGATTCCAAAATATATCAGTTATATCGCCACAAAAACGGACAGAAGGCAAGCGACCTTGTAGAAAAAGTAAAAAACGAAATTGCCGAATGCGGTCTGTCCGCCACTGAAGCGAAAGGCTTTTTAGAGTACATGAAGATTGTTATTGACGCTCAGTCACATCTTCCCATTCAGAAATAACGGAAGTTTTTATTGTTTCTGCTCCGGGAACATTGCCATCATCAATCTCATTTGCGGCATGAAGCATTGAAATTATTTTATGAGAATAAGGATGTTCCTTTCCGCAATTCGGGCACACAACCTTGTCTGTACTTATTCTTTCACTTATATAGTAATCACAATGACAAGTACAGGAAACTTTTAATTTGAGAAACATTTTAACACACCTCCTTTCTGAACACATTATACCATTCAGAGGGAGATAATAAAAGAAAATAGGGAGGAAAAACAATGATTAAATTTGAAAACGGCTTAGTTAATATTTCTGGTAAAGGGATTGATATTCTTTCAGAGTATGCAGTTATCACCCATGAAATTAAAGAGATGTTCGTAAAAAATGGTGGAGAAGAGAAAGACGTAAAAGAGCAGCTTAGACATTCTTTCGAGCATGGTCTTATGAATGAGGAAGAATTTGACAAAGAAATCAAGGAAAAGTTCAAACAGGTAGATGCAATTATTCAGATTGTTTCGCTTCTGGAAGAAATGCTTAAAACATTTGGAGCAAAAGATAAGGAGGACTAATCATGGGAGAAACCAAAAGCACAGATTATATTCCAGAGAACGCCAATGAGGAATACGCACTTCTGGTTGGAAGGTTAAAGGCATTTGAAGCTTGGGCGAATAGCGTGAACGATTATGATTTCACAAAGAAAATGGCATTTAGAATGCTTGGGCTTGATGCAGAAAAATCAAAGGAGGAAAAGAAAGAATGAAATGCTTTAAAGGCTTTGACAAAGATTTAAAGTGTAGAGATTTCCAGTATGAAATTGGAAAAGAATACACAGAAGAAAAAGCAGACATTTGTAATTGTGGATTCCATGCTTGCGAATTTCCGATGGATGTATTCGGTTATTATCCACCTTCAGATTCCAGATATTGTGAAGTTGAGCTTGAAGAGAATGGCCAGAAATCATCTGATGATAGCAAGAGAGTTGGGAAGAAAATTTCCGTGAAAGCAGAAATTGGAATTGCCGGAATTATCAAAGCTGGCGTTGAATACATCAAAGAGCAAGTTAATTGGGAAGATGATAAGGCAACCAATACCGGATATCAGTCAGCGGCAACCAATACCGGAGATCGGTCAGCAGCAACCAATACCGGAAATCGGTCAGCAGCAACCAATACCGGATATCAGTCAGCAGCAACCAATACCGGAGATCAGTCAGCAGCAACCAATACCGGAGATCGGTCAGCAGCAACCAATACCGGAAATCAGTCAGCAGCAACCAATACCGGAGATCGGTCAGCAGCAACCAATACCGGAAATCGGTCAGCAGCAATCGTCGAAGGAAAAGAAAGCATTGCGTTAGCTACAGGAATTAAATCAAAAGCTAAAGGAAAAACCGGATGTTTTATTGTTCTGACTGAATGGAAAGAAATAAATTTTGAATATTATCTTGTAGATGTTAAGTCTGCAAAAGTAGACGGTAAAAATATTAAAGAAGATACTTTCTATATGTTGAAAGACGGAAAATTTGTAGAAGTAGATTAAGTTGCCCTGGAAGGTGCTGACACACCAACCAGGACGGTATCTAACTAAGAATGAGTTAGTTAAATACAGGATTATTATAACACAACCTCCTGTATTTGACAAACAAAAATATAACAGGAGGACTTTTTATGCAAAAAAATGGCGAAAATCAGCCACTTTCCAGTGAAATCATTGCTGATCTGGAAGAAAAGCTGATGGCAAGAAATGTAATTATCGCTATTCTGGCAACTGCACTTGTAGTAACCACATCCAGAAGAAAGTGAGGACAAAATGAAAGAGGTGGTAAAGACAATAGAAGAAATATTTGTGGGGATAGGGATGTTTACAGTAATCTTCTCAATTACATGGATGCTTACATCATTTGATGTTATCGGGGCGTTTTTCGTATCAACAGTCTTATTCTCAATGGTGTTTCTTCCTATTATATTAGGAACGGAGGAAAAGTAAATGCAAAGATTAAACAAAGTAAGATTATCCGGTAGAGCCGGGGAAATAGTGTTCAGCCACGAACATTACGGAAGATACTATTACAAATTCATGCTGACAGTCATTCGTAAAAGCGGTGCAGTAGATATGTTTCCAATCGTCATAGAAGATTCTGTTGTACGTGATAATGATTATAACGGAAAAGAAGTTGTGGTAACAGGTGTAATCAGAAGCATGGACACTTCTAAAAATCCAAATAAGCACCACAATGTTAATTATATCGCAGCTGATAAAGTGGAAATCCTGGAAGAACAGGTTCCGGATGGTGATATAAACGAAGTAGAGTTTATTGCCAGAAGTTGCACGAAAGAGCCATATGTAAAACTTACACCAGTAACGCACAAGAAAGTTTTAAATCTTTTTGTAGCAATTCCAAGAGATTTTTCAGAAAGATCCGACTTTACTCGCTGTACTTTATGGGGAAAAGGTGCTGATCTGGCGGTAGACGTTAAAAGGAATGATTACATTAAAGTAACTGGCAGGTTAATGAGCCGTGATGTTTATGTTAATGGAGAAGAAACGGAAAGTGTATATGAGATTTCCGTAAAAGAAATGGAGAAATTGGAGGATGAAGAATAATAAGAATGAAGTTCAGATATTTGGCGCAATAATGGACATTCAGCCAGGAACGTTTTTCAAGGACGGAGAAAAATTCGTAAGATTCTATATTGGTGCAAAGCGTACCAGTGGGAACGTAGATTTGCTTCCAGTAATTGTTAAAGAAAAGCAGACGGAAGGTTTAAAGATTGGAAAACACGCTTATGTTGAAGGGAGATACAGTTCTTCAAACAAACATGAAAGTGGAAAGTCACATTTGATTCTTGAAATCAAAGCGGAAACAATCTGGTGTGGAGAAGGTGATGGGAGCACAGAAGGTGAAAACAAAATCATTCTGGAAGGTTATCTTTGCAAACCGCCTGTGTACCGCAGAACACCAAGTGGAAAAGAAATCTGTGATTTAATGATTGCTTGCAACGAATATGACTTGCGAAGAACAGATTATATTCCGTGCTTAGCATGGTTGAAAGAAGCCAGAGAAGCTGCTGATTTCAAGGTTGGAGATTTCGTAAAAATAATCGGAAGAATCCAGAGCCGGATTTATCATAAAAAATTATCTAGTGATGAAGTAGAGATCAGAACCGCATATGAGGTATCAATAGGGAGGATAATCGAGCATGAAAGTGGAAGTGAAAAAAATTTACTTGGAGAATTACAAAAAGTTTCCGAGTAAGTCTGTAGATTTGTTTCCAAGAACAGAGATTTCCGGCAGAAACAGAGAAGGAAAATCCACATTAAAGGACGCATATTTGGATGTTCTGACAGGAAAGATGGAAAATGGTACAGAACCGACTTCTATCCGCAGAAAAGAAAATGGATTGGAAGTGCCAAAGGTTGATGTTGTAAGGGAGCTTACACTTGCGATTGATGGGAAAGAAAAAGTGATCCGCAAAATCACAAAGCAGAAGTGGAGAAAACCAAGAGGACAGTCCGAAGAGGTATTCGATGGAAATGAAACTTCTTATGAAATTGACGGATTCCCGGCTAAATCAAAGGATTATACCGAGTTCATCCAGTCAATAGCAGAGCCTTCAACACTTCTGATGTGCAGTAATCCAAAACCATTTCTGAATACATTACAGAAGTCAACAGCAGAATCCAGGAAGGTACTGGAAAAGATGTCTGGTTTCGATATTGCTCAGTTTATGGAAGAGAATCCACAGTACGCTCATGTGGAAGAAATCACAAAGGGGCATTCCGTAGAAGATACATTGAAGAAGCTCCGAAAAGAACTGAATGCACAAAAGAAAAAGGTGGATGCCAAAAACACGGAGATTGCATATGAAACCAATCGGACTGTTGAAGCAGAAGATACTTCTTCCCTGGAATCCAAAAAACAGGAGCTTAATGCGGACCTTTCCAAACTGGAAGAACAGGAACAGATTCTTGAAGATTCAGCAAAAGGCTATGACAGTCTTTCGTATGAAATCCGTGGTTTGAAATCTTCCAGGGATGGTCTGGTTAGCAAGGCGAATGAATGGTTAAGAGCCAGACAAAAATTTATTTCTGATACAGTTTCTGAACTTATGTTAAAAAAATCAGAAAAGGAATCAAGCATTCGTATTATTGGAATGGAACTGGGCAACCACATAAGGGAAGCACAACAGGCAAAAGCTGACTTGGATAGAGCCAGACAGGACTATCCGAGAATCAAAGAAATGGAGTTGGATGATTCTGAACTGAAAGCTATTGAAGCTGAAACATTCAATGATTCTGATACCATTTGCTCCACCTGCGGACAGGAACTGCCAGAAGAACAGATTTCCGAATTGAGAGCTTCCTTTGAAGAAAAAAAGAAAGCCAGAATTGAAGCACAGTTGAAAATAAAAGAATCCTTTGAATCGGAGAAGCAGGAAAAGCTTAAATATGTCTGCGACCTTGGAAATACTTCCGCTGCAAAATTAAAGAAAACTAACGAGGAAATCAACAAATTACAGTCGGAAATCAGTGAGGCACAGGATGAAGTTGCTGAACTCACTAAGCAGATTGAGGAAGAACAGTCCAAATTTACGGAGCTTCCAGAATCTGTAGATATGACAAATGATGAAGAATATCTTGCGGTTACAGCGAGAATTGCAGAACTTGAAGAGAAACTGAAATCATTTGATGATGTTCCTGGAAAGAAACAGGAATTAAGAATGCAGATCAGCAATGTTATGAAACAGATTTCCAATGTGGATGCAGACATTAAGATTGCACAGGCAGCAGTCACAGAAAAAGAAAAGCGAGTAGCCGAACTGAATGAGGAACTGAAAAGCCTTGGACAAGTTCAAGCTGATATTGAAAAAAACATTGACACCGTTCTCAACTTCTCAATTCAGAAAAATAAGGCACTGGCAGAGAAAATCAATCCATACTTTAAACATTTCCAGTTCAGTTTCCTTGATCACACGATTGATGGGAACCCAGTGGAGACTTGCAAGATGATCTGTAATGGAGTGAATTACTTTGATGGTTTGAATTATTCTGACAAAATCTTGTGCGACATTGATTTGCTTAGAGGTTTACAGGCTTTGAACGATTTGAATTTGCCGATTTTTGTTGACAATAGCGAGAGCGTAAACGCAACAAGACTTCCTAGGGTTGAACAGCAAATGATTGTCCTAAGAGTGACGGATGATGATTTGAGAGTGAAAAGAATCTAAATAAAAAATCAAAAAGCATAGGTGTCGTTGCATGGCAATGAAAGTTGCCATTATACCGAAATATATGATTATAAAGAACGGAAAATCAGAGAACAAGACAATACAGAACATATTTCATTGCTATACACAGGCACCTATGCAGAAACAGGAGGGGAAAATGCTAACAGCAACATGGGAAAAACATTTTTTTAAGGCAGATGCTACAAAATGTGCATCTGAAATCATGGAAATTTGCAATCAGATGGAATCTGCTACACCACAGCAGATTCTTGAAAAAGCAAGGGATGAAAGTACAGAATTACATAAATGCTTCACATGGGATGATTCCATAGCAGCTGAAAAATACAGAATCCACGAAGCCAGACAGATTGTTTGTCAATTAAAAATCGTGGAACAGGATATTGATAATAAGCAAAAACCGACAGCAATTCGAGTGTTTTACAAGACAGATGGTAAAAGTGGATACAAGCCAACACAGCTTATTTTGAAACAGCCAGATGAATACGAAGCACTTTTAGAGCGTTGCCGAAACGAACTTCTGTCAGTGAAGCAGAAATACCAGAATATTTCCGAATACGAAGAGGTTTGGGAATTGATTAGTTAAACATAAATGCAGCTACTGTGCTGACATGCCTATATTGGCAAGAACAGGAAAACATGCAAAAGAATATAAAAGCATAAATCAGAACACATAAAGTTATTACCAGTATAGGTTTATGAGTGCAGTAGCGGCAAAATTCCTACATTGATATGCCTGTATTGAAAGGATTAAAAAACGTTTTATTAGATTATAAAATAAGAGAAAACATTACATTACACCTCAGTTCAATACAGGTTTATGAGCGTAGGAAACCACAGCATTTATCAGTCTGCATAAGCAGAAAGACAGGATAACTCACAACACAACAAAATAAAACAATTCAGTATAGTGCAGTATCTCTTTCCCTTGTGCAGAGTGATAAGTGTTGTGAACACTTACTGTAGGACAAAAATTATTACAACAGGAAATAATAGCACAGAATAATACACACAGCACTTAACGGATGGGCTGTTTTACAGGCGGTATAAATCGCTAGGAAAGTATATCGAAACATAACGCGGTAAATTAGAGCACAGCGAAATATATCTAATTATAGATAATTACACCTAACTTTTATATTGCCTATAAAGCGGCTCATCCAAACAAAAATTGTCTCATGGGTAGGTGGCATGAGATGCCATAGTAAAGGATACCACAGAATATTACAGAATATAAAAATACAGAATATTTCATGTTACCTACCGAGCAGATAAGCCACCAAGTGTATTTAGTTGGCAGTAGAAACACTGCTAAGAAAATTATATCTTCGCACAATAGAGAACAGCACACGACAGTAAAATATAGCACATTCTACTGCTTGCTAAGTGCATTTGGAGTTTGTACAAAGATTTAAGCGGATTAGTTTCGCAGAACAGAACACCACATAAAATCACAGAACATGACAGAATATCATAGTATAAACATTAATTATTTATTGCAGATTAGTCCGTTTGAATGTTTGTGCAAACAAAAAAAAAT